TCAAGCGACCAGGCGATGTACCGTCATCGCAATCGCTTTCCCATGCTCTTGTTCGGTTTTGCGCAGCTCATAAGCGGTTTGCAGGTTGAGCCAGAATTCTGGAGTCGTATCCAGACAGATGGCCAAGCGCAGGGCCATGTCCGCTGAAACCCCGCCCCGCTCAAGTAAAATGTTGTTTACGGTCGGCGTCGAAACGCCTAGCGCACGCGCCAAAGCAGCAGCACTAAAGCCCATTTCATTTTGAAAGTCCTCGCGAAGCACCTCGCCAGGGTGTACGGGTCGCATTCCGTTTTTGAACATGATGTACCTCAGTGATAATCAACAATTTCAACGTTTTCAGGACCCTGTTCGGTCCATACAAAACAGATACGCCACTGATCATTGATTCTTATGCTGTATTGTCCGGCACGATTTCCCCGAAGAAGCTCAAGCCGATTTCGGGCGGGGAGCGCAGATCCCGAAACTCTGTAGCGGCATCGAGTGCAGCCAGTTTGCGCTCTGCGACTGACTTGATGTCGCTCCAGCGCCGGGTACCTCCAGTGGTGAAGAGTGCTTCTGTGTCGCTGCATCTAAAGCTTCTGATCATGATGCGTAAGGCTTAACGTTATTCGTTAAGATCGAGTATACGCTCCTTTTCCCTGCATTCAACCGTTGATTGAATACCTCATTCGAAAAGCTGTGCTGCGTGCGATCTGAAGCAGAGACGAAGGAGGGCGGCATCCCTAGATTAGCGCCTGCTCAGGGAGAGACTATGCCCTGAACCTAGTAGACCGCGATGCCTGTGTGGAGATCTTTCGAGCAGGATGAGCTCAGAGTGAGCGTCATGTAGGAGGAAGTGGCACGCCTGCAGGTGCTGGCTGACTCGGCCTATTAAGATGCGATCGGCTACCAGTGCCAGGCGGCCAGCCTGGGCTAAACGACAACTCACCGAGGGAGCAGGATGATAGGGGCGGGCAACTAAGTGATGCCGGACCCTCCGCTGTACCGGCAGGCCAGGGACTTCCGTCGTGCTTATCTAGAGGCGCGTACAACGTCCCATCATCATTCGTCTAGCTGAAACGTAACCGTCCGGCCAACTCACCTTCCTGATCCCGACGCCAAAGGCGATGGTGTCCACCTAATTTAAGTGGACACCATTTCTAGCCTTTTAAGCGGGTCTTTCCATGCAGCCACAACGCCGTTCCTATTCCAAATCCTTCAAGGCTCAAGTTGTCCAAGAGTGCGCTCAGCCCGGCGCGTCGATTGCCAGCGTCGCGCAGCACCACAGCCTTGACGCGAACCTCGTCCATAAATGGATTCGGGTACAAACGAACAAAGCCATGGGGCTGCAACCTGCTTTCATTCCGCTACCTTTGCAACTCGCCGGAGGGCATTCCCAGGCTCCGTCATCGAGCATCTGCATTGAAATACAGAACCCACGTGGCACCGTCAAGGTGAACTGGCCGACCGAAAGCGCTGCCGCCTGTGCCACCTTTCTGCGGGACCTGTTGCGGTGATTCGAATCGACGCGATCTGGCTCGCCACCGAGCCGATAGACATGCGCGCCGGCACCGAAACGGCGTTAGCCCGGGTCATTGCCGTGTTCGGTGCGGCGAAGCCGCACTGTGCTTATCTGTTCGCCAATCGCCGCGCAAATCGGATGAAAGTTCTGGTGCATGACGGCGTGGGCATCTGGCTTGCGGCGCGAAGGCTGAACCAGGGCAAGTTTCGCTGGCCAGGTATCCGGCACGGCTCGGAAGTCGAACTCGACAGCGAGCAACTTCAGGCTTTAGTGTTGGGGTTGCCTTGGCAACGAGTTGGCACGGGCGGTGCGATCACAGTACTTTAGCACCTGCCATTAGCCCATCGGTTTATCGCCGCTGATCGCCTGTCTTGGCACAATCAGCAGCATGACTTCCTTGCCCAACCTCGATCAGATGACACCCGAACAGCTTTGAGCCTTAGCCGAACAAGCTATGCCGTTGCTGTCCCAGGTCGATGCGATGGGCCAGAGGATCCAACGCCTTAAAACGGTCAACGAGCAACTTGCTCACGAGATCGCCATCCTCAAGCGACACAAATTCGCCAAGCGCAGCGAGCAACTGAGTCCCGACCAAGGCAGTCTGCTCGACGATCTGCTCGATACCGATATCGCAGCCATCGAGGCTGAGCTGAAGGCGGTCAATCCGCCACCTGCACCGGACGAGCTACGTCGGAAACCCAAGCGTGCGCCGCTGCCACCGCAGTTCCCACGTACAGTGATCCGTCACGAGCCAGAAAACACCCAGTGCGTCTGCGGCTGCCAACTTCAGCGCATTGGCGACGACGTCAGCGAGAAGCTCGATTACACACCCGGCGTGTTCACCGTTGAGCAGCATGTGCGTGGAAAATGGACGTGCCGCCAGTGCGAAACACTGATCCAGGCGCCTGTACCGGCCCAAGTGATCGACAAGGGCATCCCGACCGCAGGCCTGTTGGCCCATGTGATGGTGGCGAAGTTCGCCGACCATTTACCGCTGTGCCGGCAGGAGAGGATTTTTGGTCGGGTCGGGCTGGCGATTGCCCGCTCGACACTGGCGCAATGGGTCGGACAGACCGGTGTGCAACTCCAGCCTCTAATCGATGCGCTGCGTGAACAAGTGTTGGCCCAGGGCGTGATCCACGCCGATGAAACTCCGGTTCAGATGCTTGCGCCAGGCGAGAAGAAAACCCATCGCGCTTACGTCTGGGCTTACTGCACCACGCCGTTTTCGGCACTCAAAGCTGTGGTTTATGACTTCAGTCCCAGCCGTGCAGGCGAGCATGCGCGCAACTTCCTTGGGCAATGGAGCGGCAAGTTGGTCTGCGACGATTTTGCTGGCTACAAAGCCGGTTTCGAGAAAGGCATCACCGAAATTGGCTGCATGGCCCACGCCCGCCGCAAGTTCTTCGATCTGCACGTGGCGAACAAAAGTCAACTGGCTGAACAAGCGCTGTACTTCATTGGCGGCTTGTACGAAGTCGAACGTCAAGCTCGGGACATGACCGATAAGGATCGCTGGCGAATACGCCAGGACAAGGCAGCTCCAATCATCAAAACGCTGCATGACTGGATGTTGGCCCAGCGTGATCTGGTGCCCAACGGATCAGCAACGGCCAAGGCCCTCGATTACAGCCTTAAACGCTGGGTAGCGCTGACGCGCTACCTGAAAAACGGGGCCGTGCCCATCGACAACAACCCAGTGGAGAACCAGATCCGACCATGGGCCCTTGGGCGCTTGAACTGGTTGTTTGCCGGGTCGCTTCGCAGTGGCAAACGGGCGGCGGCGATCATGAGTCTGATCCAGTCGGCACGCATGAACGGGCATGATCCGTATGCTTATCTGAAAGATGTGCTGACACGGCTGCCGACACAGCGGGCGAGTGAGATCGAAGAGCTGCTGCCGCATCGATGGCAACTAATTTAGATGCGCGAGATGAGATGCCCCGGCGCTTATAAAGCAGGAACACTGTCTTCACCGGACGCTCGCACTCAGTAGGCTTATAAGGAGGGAGTGTTCGTGCTCCCCAGAATTCGCATCAAGAAAAACCATATCCTGACTAATACCCTGAGAGCTAGAAACACCTAAGACGAACTCTCGTCCCGTAGATACAGCGAGCTTCTGCGCAAAAGGAATCAAGCGGTTGGCCTGCTCGATGCCATAGTTCTCAATAGGAAGATTCAACCCAATAGACCAATCGGGCGAATCAATCTCAGATACGCTCTCATCGCGTTCGTGTTTTTGGTTTACGAGGAATGCTCCCAGCTCAGACCATTCGCAAACGAGACCATTGAACGCAGCCACAAGCTCTGCCTCGACAGCGTCGTTGTCGCTGCCATCTACATATAGATAAAGCATCTGTTCTGAGTGTCCGAGGGCTAGAAATCCTATGATAGCGCTAATGCACTCCAATTGTGAGCAGATGCCCATCATCGTGCTTATAGCTGCATCGGGTAGATGACTTCGCTGGACGCTTACGCTGAAACCCCATCCAGGCGCAGCGTTAACGAAATACTGCACCGGTTAGTACGCTGCCAAGTCCAAACGAAAAAGCCCAGTAAAAACTGGGCTTTTCGTCTTAATCTGGTGCCCCGAGCCGGCATCGAACTGAGTTTCGCCCGCCTTCACCCCCTTCCACTAATCCCCGTGAAACCACGGCCTACCTTGTAAATCTCCTTCACCTCCTTTCACTTCGTTTCGCTCCCTGCCACGATTTTTTAGTACATTAGCTAGTACATCACGATACGGATGGACTAGATGCCTCTCACCGATACCGCCGTCCGGCAGGCCAAGCCGCGGGACAAGGACTACACCCTGAACGACACTGACGGCCTGTCCTTGTTCGTGAAGGCCAATGGTACGAAGTCCTGGCACTTCAGATTCGTGTGGCACGGCAAACAGCCACGCATATCGCTGGGCACCTATCCTGAGATCACGCTTCGCGATGCGCGCGGCCTGCGCGATGAGAGTCGTGCGCTGGTGGCCAAGGGTGTGGACCCGAGAACCCATCGCCGCGAGCAGCGCATGGAGGCTCAGGCCAACGTCGCCAACGTCTTCGAGTCAGTGGTAGAGCGGTGGTATGACTTCAAGTGCGATCGCCTGGCTTCAGACTCGAAGCGGGGAGCCGCTTTTCAACTGCGCCTGTACCTGAACAAGGACATCCTGCCGGTGCTGGGCAAGCTGCCCATCATCGAGATTTCACGCGGCGATGTGCTGCAGGTCATGAAGAGGATCGAGCAGCGCAAGGCGTTGAACATCGCTCGCAAGACCAGGACGTGGCTCAACGAGATTTTCCGGTTCGCCATCGCTGAAGGTGTGATCGAAACCAATCCCGCCGCTGATCTGGATATCGTGGCCAGGTTAGAACCCCCAGCCCAGCACAACCCGATCTTGCGCGGAGATGAGATCAAGGAGTTTATGCAGAAGCTTCGCGCTGCCCCGATCAAGGAATACACCCGCAGCGCCATCAAAATCTTGCTGCTGACCGGGGTGAGGACTATCGAGCTGCGCAAGGCAACCATCGATCAGTTCGACTTCGACGAAATGCTTTGGTCGGTGCCGGCTGACCACGTAAAGCAGTTGAGATCGAGGGTACGTACAGAAAGCGGGGGAATTCCGCCCTATCTGGTGCCGTTGTCACGGCAGGCGGTGGAAGAGGTGCGCAAGGTGCATGAAGCGACCGGTCGCTATCGGCTGATTCTGCCGGGCAGGCACGACCAGACGCAGCCGATCAGCGACGGTACGATCAACATTGCAATTAAGCGCATGGGATATCAGGGCAGGCTAACCGGCCACGGTCTGCGCGGCACGCTGTCGACGGCACTGAACGAGATGGGCTACAACTCGGATTGGATCGAGGCGCAGCTATCGCACGCTGGAGACAACAAGATCCGTGGGACCTATAACCACGCACAGTACGTGGAGCAGCGGCGGAAGATGATGCAGGAATGGGCAGACTATCTCGACGGATTGGAGGATAGGGTAGAGCCGATCAGCTGACGCGCTTGAGTCTGACCAGCTCGTTTACCCAGGCGACCACTTCAGACCTCACCCAGGCCACGCCATGAATGCTCAGCTTCACCTGGCGGGGAAACTCGCCGCGGGCCATCTTGTTGTAGATCGAGGTGGTGCCCAGGCCAGTGATGCGGCGAACCTCAGGCAGCTTGATCATTTCGACTTCGTTCATGAGTATCTCCGAGCCGCCGCAGCGGCAGGTTGGTGGTATGTGTTGAGGCTGCGACGCTATAGATGGGCGCCGGCCTCGAGCAGGCCGTCGCGATCCTCGCGCAGGTTGTCGCGCTCGGTGGCCAGGCCTTGGATTTGGCGGTGCAGGTAGTGGACGATGGACTCGCCGCAGCGCAAGTCGCCGGGGATAGCGCGGCCTTTGAGCATGCCTTCCAGTTCGACCAAAGTGAATTGTTCGATCATGGCTGCACCTCAGCGGCTTCTGGCAGCTCCTCGAACGAGTAGGTCTTGATGACCCGCTCCTGCACGCCAGCGACCTTGATGAACTTGGCTTCCTTGATCCATGGGTAGGAGCCTGGATCGCTATGATGGCCGCCGCCGCTCATTTCACAGAAGGCGAGGGCGCGCCCATCGGGCAGGATGAAGGCCTTCACGTTGACCTCGTAGTGCCTGCCCCAGCTGTAATGGCTCCACTCGGGGATGCCGCTGGCGTCAACGGCGCCGTAGCGGACTTCGTTGATGGCGTCGTCGTGCTCGTTTTCTTCGAAGATGGCCTCGAGCAGGTCGCCTGGCGCCGCGGCCAGAAAGGCCAGGTCTACATCGGCCTCATGCCCATCATCGTCGGTGAAGGTGTATTCGTAGCCGAACTCTAGACCCTTGCGCATGATGAGCAGCATGGCCAGCTGGCTGGCGCTGAGGGTGTTGAGAGCTTCGTGGATTTTTGTGTCGAGCACAGGAACTCCTTTGTCGCCACACAGCGACAGTGAATAGAGAGGTGGGAGAGCATCAGCGGTTTAGCCGTGACAGGCGACGCTGGCGGTATTACACTCATGCTGAGTCGATGCCCTGAATAGTGATCAGGGAAACGTCGGTTCAGAAAGCGATGCTTGGTTAGTCGAGCATCGTTTTTTTTTGTGAGATAGATTGAGCAGATCACTATTATCTCCAAGTGGCTGGCTTGTATTTATAGATGGTTAGCACTTTCATTGCTACGTCGGTAAATTTTATAGGTGTCAATAAGTTGGATTCATGAAGTCTATTACTGCGATTATTGAGTGGTTTGGTCCATATAGTTTTGCCGAGGCCAAGCAGGCAATGGCTAAAGATTACGGGGATGGATTGTATATGTTTATTGGAAGGCTTTCTGGGGAGGGAAGGTCAAAGCTTCAGTATGTTGGTATTGCGAAAAATTTGAGGACTAGGCTGAATGCTAGGCATCCAGTGCTTGCGCAGTTTTTAGCTGAACATCCGGACTATAGAGGGCTATGGCTAGGTGAGGTGGTTTCTCCTCGCACCCCAGGCAAAAAGCTTAAAGCGACCGATCAAATGCTTGATTTGGCGGAGTGGGCTCACGCGTATTTCTTACAGCTGCCATTGAACACTCAAAAGAAGAAAAGTCCTCCAGAGCGACCTATCGTGGTTTATAATAGATGGTGGAAGACCGACTATCAAACGCCCCACCATGTTCGCCCCAATGGGGCGTGGCCTGATATAATCGATTGGGTTGGAGAAGGTTATCCGGTTAAGTTAGCGTGGTTCGGCGGAAAACTCATACATAAATATGCTGAAGAGTTCAGGGCGTAATTTATCTAGCTGCTGGTTTTCATGGCCAGTAGTACCTGTCTGGCGATAAGTTGAGAGCTAATAAACTGCTATAGTGTTAGCTTACCTCCACCTCCACCTCCACCTAGTCCTGTCGCGCTGATTCATGAAGCGCCTGTACCTGTTCGAGCGCAGCCGTGAGCGAGTCGAGGGTGAAGGTTCGCGCTCCGTGGTTGCTGCCGGATGGGTTTTCTATGGGCATGAGGATACCTATGTGAGAGAGTGAGCTCCCTTCAAAGGAGCTTCCATATGGCAATCAAAGCTGACCCTTCACTTCTCCCTCAGATAGCGGTCGACATAGCGGCCGACCATTTGTTTGATGCAAAGAAGCACATCGATTTCACTTTCGGAGACGGGTACGCAGCTAAGAACCCTGGGCTCGTTGCGGCGTTTCTGAAGGCCGCTGGAGACGGTCACAACACATGCATTTCAGCAATTGCAGTGCAAGAGGCTGCCGAAAGGATCGAAATTGCTCTGCAGTCGATAGCTGATCGCATTTCCTAAGCGGCGATTGATGATTCGCCGATAGTTACCTTCCACGGGTCATTGGCGCGCGCCAATGCAGCCATGGGCGGCGGGCTGACGCTGTTACCGCACATGTGCACCTGCTCGGTCTTGGTGAAAGGCTTGCCGTCGGCGCCGCGATCAATCACGTAGTCGGCGGGGAAGCCCTGGGCCCGGTACAGCTCGTTCGGCTGCAGCATGCGCAGGCAGATGTCGACGATCACGTATGGCGTCCCCTGGACGTACACGGTGACCAGCGCCAGGCGGTCCTTGGTGGTGATGGTCGACAGCGGTTCGTCGCATGGGCTGACGTTGTGGGTGCCGTAGTAGCGGATCAGGAAGGCCGCGACCCGCAGGGCACCCGCTTCATGCTCGGGCGACAGGTGCAGCTCGACTAGCGAACTCTTGCCTCCACCGCCTGCCGTGATGGTCGGGGCAGGCTCGTCGATGGCCTGGCCGATGCTGGCGCCGAACTGGCGCTCCAGGAATGCGGTGGCGATTCCGTGATGCGTGCCGCCGGCGCTGATGGTGTGCAGCGGATCCTCGGTGTCCCGAGCATCGCAATTGCCGCGCAGGTGCACCAGGGAGGCCGTGGCCAGGCGCTGCTGACTGCCCGAGTTGGTGATGGTACTCATGGGGTCATCCATGGCCAGGGCGTGGGTGGTGTTGAATCCGCCGTTGGCCTGCTCCATGAAGGCAGTGCACACGCCCAGGGCATGGGCCGCGCCCGCCGGCCGCTTGTAGTTGCCGCCGCTGGTGATGGTCGGTACCGGCTCGGTGGCAGGTGAACCCTCGCTGTCGAAGCGGAACTTGACCAGATGGGCCGAGGCCAGCGCGTGCCCGTTGCTCGCGGTGACGGTGCCCAGCGGGGCGCCTGCGTCCTTGCAGCCTGCGCCCCAGCGCTGGGCGCCTCCTGGGCGACCCTCGCCATGGGCGGCGGTGATCATCACCGGGCTGGCAACCATCAGCTCGCCGCGGTTGGCGGCCGTCACGGTGGGCATGGGTTCGCCCGGGTCATTCACGCGATCGGCACCCTGGTGGGTGGCCGGCATGATCACCGCGCTCGAGAGGGCATGCTTCACGCCGCCAGCGACGACTGTACCCAACGGCTGGTCCAGGCCGGGAACGCGTGGCGCCTGGCCCTGGCGTTCGCCGTAGCCGGTCTGCACCAGGGTCGGGCTGGCGACAGCAAAGGTGCCGCCCCGTGGCCAGGCGGTAACCGTGCGCAGGGGCTCGCCCAGGGCCTGGACTGTCTCGCCTGACCAGTTGGCGATCGGCACGATGAAGGGGGTAGGGTTGTCCAGCACAAACTTGTGCATGCCCTTGGCCACCCGGCGCAGCGTAGCGTCGGCCAGCGGCTTCTTGCGGCCGAAGATGCTCTTGCTGGATGTGCTCCAGTCGATGCAGTCGGCGGCGGTGAGCCACTTCTTCTGGCCCTTGGCGGGGTTCTTGGCGTGGGTGGGCTCGGGCCACACGATGGGCTGACCATCGCAGCGCGCCAGCATGAACAGGCGTTCGCGGCTGGTCGGCGCACCGTAGTCGCAGGCCTTGAGGATGCGCCACTCCACCTGGTAGCCCATGCCCTCGAGCAGCTGAACGAACCGGCGCCAGGTGGTGCCGCGGCGCTTGGGGTCCGGTACCAGGAACTGCTGGTGCACCGGCACGCGCTCGCCGGGGGCTGCTACGGTGCCGTCCAGTTTCATCACGCGGCCGGTGGCCTTGTCACGCTTGGCGATCAGCCGACCCCAATGCAGTATCTGCTTCACGTTCTCCAGGCTGATGACCCGGGGGCGCTTCTTGCCGGCCCACTTCAACCCGATCCACGAAAGGTTGCGGATCTCGCGCTTGCGCGGCTGCCCGCCAGCGGCCTGGCTGTGGTGGGTGCAGTCTGGCGACATGTGGAACCAGCCGACCGGAAGACCCTGGCACTCGACGTCCGGATCACCGTCGAACACGTCTGTGGTGAAGTGCCGAGCGTGCGGATGATTCACGGTGTGCATGCTGATCGCGGCCGGGCTGTGGTTCTTGGCCACGTTCACCGCGCGGCCCAGGCCCATCTCCAGGCCGGTACCGGCGCCGCCGCCACCGCAGAAGAAGTCCACGACCAGCTCGTCGTCCTGGGGGGCGAAGCCCAGGCCGTACTGGGTCTTGAAGTCGAAGGGGTTGCTTTTGCGTGGTGCAGGCATGGACGTTCCTCGCCGGGTGACGTGACTGAATGGGAAGGGATAGCGGGCGTTCGCGATAAAGCGATGCGGTGCTAATATAGATGTCTCATTGCCATCCCTGTCTGTAAGGAAGCTGACATGAAAAACTCGATCATTCGTCTCAATGACTATCTCTGCTACTTAGCAATTGCGTTCGCTGGCCTTGCCGGATACGCATCGTTGGGGGCCATGGGCGCAATTGGAGGGTTAGTTATCGGCGCCGTATTTGCCGGATTTTGGTTGGTGTTATCCGGTATTTATGACGAACTCAAAAAGCTGACTGCGGGCAAGTAATACGCCATGCCGTTTGGGTACTTATAACTTTCCCCAATGCATGCATTGTTCCCCGTGGCCGGATGCGGCATGGGGGTCGAAAGTGAGGATTTGCTATGCAAAAAGTGGATTTAGATGCGCTGGATCCGGCTCTGGAAAGCGATGCAGATAAGCTTCATCGCGTCGCGAGACTTGGGATTGGTTTAATCCCAGTAGCTGGCGGCCCTATGCTTGAGCTTTTTGGCTCCGTTTTTGAAGCCCCGCTAAACAAACGCAAAACTGAAACGATGATTCAAATCGGTGGGATCATCAATCAGTTGATAGATGAGGGCGTGGTGACGGAAAAAGGCCTTCAGGATAATGAGGCCTTTGTGAGCACGGTTGCTGAGGCTTGCGCAATATCTCTTCGTAATCATCAAGAGGAAAAGCTTGAAGCGCTCCGGAATGCCGTAAGGAATTCAGCGCTTCCGGGATGCCCTACGGATGACTACCGACAACTGTTTCTCAATTTCGTTGATGTATGCACCGTTACTCACATTCGCTTACTACATCTGTTTCACAATCCGGTGCTCTGGTGCCAGAATAAGAATTTGATCCTCCCAAACTGGAGTATGGGCGGGATATCTTCTGTAGCTGAATTTGCATTGCCGGAGCTCAAAGGGCAAGGCGATTTGTACCTATCAATTTGGAAAGATCTTTACCAGCGAGGACTAGTCGACACAGATAGTATGGGTGGGACCATGTCTAGGTCTGGAATGCTTGCCTCTAGAACCACACAACTAGGCGCTCAGCTAATCAACTTCTTGAGTTAGCGCTGACTGCATTTCTAGCGTTATTCGTGCGGAGTCTAACTTCCGCGCCACAGCCGGTGATACCGTGATTTCGTGGCGCGGCGGCTCTAGAAGTGGTAGTGCACGCCCCGGGCCCAGCCCATGCAGGTGATGAATCATCAGCGTCAGTGCCTCGCCCTGTTCCTCGATACCGGCCCACTCCATCAGCTCCAGCAGGGCCTGCTTAGTCCTTGGTCGAACCTTCAAGCGCAGGTCTTCTTCCTGCAGCCTTGCCGATTTCTCTCGCCTGCGCCGGTCGCGCTCGGCCTGTTCCATCGCCATGCGGCGCCTCCTTCAAGCCGCTGGGCGGCAGGGTGAATTGGTCACGCCGCCTGTGCAATTGCAGGGCGCGTTGAATCTTCCTGTTCAAGCTGTATCTCCATGTCTTTGTCGTTCCAGCCGGCGAGCCACCAGCCGCAGTCGACGGTGAGGTGGCCGTAGGGCTGGGAGAGGCGGCACCGGCCCGCTTGGCGATCGGCGCGGCCCTGGTAGTAGGCGGTGGGGTGTTCGAGGCGCGGGGCTCGCTTCTTCATGGCTATGCACCTGAGAGGTGATGGAGCGGCTTGAAGGGGATGTCGTCGTCGAAGTTCGGGCTGTCCGGGCCGTCCATACCCTGCTGGTGCTGCTGGTACTGCCCATTGTTCTGGCTCTGCTGCTGACGCTGCTGGGGTCGTTGTTGCTGCCGCGCCTGCTGCTGGCGACCTTGCTGCTGACCGCCACCCTGGTCATCCTGGCGACCGCCGAGCAGCTGCATCCTGCCCTGCATGTCCACGATGATCTCGGTGGTGTATCGCTTGATGCCGTCCTTCTCCCACTCGCGGGTTTGCAGCTTACCCTCGACGTACACCTGCGAGCCCTTGCGCAGGTACTCGCCGGCGATCTCGGCCAGGCGCCCGAACAGCGAGACGCGGTGCCACTCGGTGCGCTCGACCTTCTGACCGGACTGCTTGTCGGTCCACTGCTCGCTGGTGGCCAGGCTCAGGCTGGTGACCGCGTTTCCGTTCGGCAGGTAGCGGACGTCGGGATCCTGGCCGCAGGTGCCGATTAGGATGACTTTGTTTACTCCACGGGCCATGGGGCCTCCTTACTTGATGCGGATCGAGCTTTCGCCACGTTCCAGGTGAGCCCAGGTCGGTTCGGGGATCAGTTCGTGCTCGCAGTCCTCGCCGGCGGCCATGCGCTTGCGCACTGCATCGTTGTGCTCGCGGCAGGTCTTGAGCTTGGCGGCGATCGCCTTCTTGTCCGGATCTTGGGTCACCTGCACCCGGACCAGGTCGTCGGGCAGCTCGTCCAGCTTGTCGACGATCACCTTCTCAGGCGCCGCCGCCAGGGTGATGGTGAACAGCGGGCGCTTGATCGACTTGAGGTTGGCGGCTTCCATATTGCGGCGCAGGTAGTCGCCGATCTGCGTGACCGCGTTCTTCTTGATGCGCTTGAGTTCGGTCAGGCGCTCGATCTCGGCGTCGATGGCCAGGACCTCGCCGTCGATGTTGCGGCGCAGCATGACGATGTTGTCCGCCTTGTCGCCGAACTCACCTGCGATGCCATCCATGGTGTCTTGGATGGCCTGCTTGAGGCCTTCGTCGTCGGTGTCGGCCATGGCGGCCAACTCCATCATCTGCTTGGTGAGGGGGTAGAGGCTGCTCATGCGGCGCTCTCCTGCTTGAACTTAGGCGTCAGGTCCGCCAACTCCTTCGCAATGCGCTGGACGCCCGTGTCATCCTTGCGGGCAGCCAGGCGGCGCACTGCCGAGTCGTGGATTTTCTTCAGCTCGTAGAGGCTCTGTGCGCCTTGCATGGATTCGACTGTGTTCTTGAGGTAGTCCAGGCGTTCCTGCTTCTGGCGTTCCTCCTCGGCAAGTCGATCATCAGCCTTGCTGATGGCCACTTCATCCCGGACCGCGTCGACATACGCAGCATCGTCGAAGAGACCCAAGTGGATGTCAGCAGCGAACCCAAGAGGCTGAAGGCACTTGCCAATGGCGTCGGTCAGCGACTTCTTGGCAGCCTCCCAGTCGGTAATGATCTTTCCCTGCTGCAGGTGAACGAACGGGGTGTGCCCATACTGCTCGACGGTGCACTTCTGGCCATCCTTGCCCAGGTACCAGAGCTGTACCTTCAGCGTGTGCAGCTTCGCGTTGATTCTGGGCGCATCTGGCCACTCCTTGGTCGGAGCCTGGAGCGGACCACCTTCGTCGAAGCGGTCTTCAAGCACCGTCCAGCCCCAGCCTTCACCGCAAGGGCCGAACACCTCTGTGGCCTTGCGCATAAGGTAGGTAGGTTTGATGGCGGTACCGCGGAAGCCGCCCATTCCGGTGAAATTCTTGGTAGCACTGGGGTCGGTCGTTCCGACTTGATCCCAGATACGCATGTTTGTGTTGGACATGGCTGTACCTCGCGCCGTCGTCACGATAGGGCGCTGATGGGGGAGGGGTTACTGGGTGATGAGGTCGGCTAGGGCGCCGAACAGCATCAAGGCGGTGCAGGCGGTGAGCATGCGGAAGGAGCCGCGCCAGAAGACTAGGCGCCGGGCCTGTTGTCGATTCATGGCACGGGCCTCAGTTGCGCCGCCACTAGCTCGTGCAGGGCCTTGCCGTTTCGGCTGATGCGACCGCCTCGGAGCTGCCATTTCTTGGTGCTGGGCCAGCAGTCGATCGCCCGCCCATCAGGCAGGGTCAGCACAACGTGGAAACCGTTGTTGTGCTTCTTGTGGGCGACCCCAGTGCGCACCAGCCAGGCCTCAAAGCGCTGCATGGCCTCGGCCTTCATGCGCTTCTTGTGGCCCTTAGCGTTCGGCCAGCTACCTTCTCCGCCGCAGTTGCTGCAGCACCTGGAGTAGCCGACGTCCTCACCGATGTACTCGCAGCAACTCATGCAGTGACTGCCGTCTTCGATGTTGTCCTCGTAGAAGCTCACGCCCGCACCTCATAGCCGACCGTCCACTCGCCGCAAAGGCAGGCGCGGCAGCTCCAGGCCAACGGGTTTTCAATGCTGGCCAGCGCCGCTGCGTGCATCGCCGCAGCGAAGGTCGGACCCTTGAACAGCATCAGCACACGGTCACCGGGCAGAGCTTGGGCCTCGGGCAGCTCGGCGACCTGCTCGTCGATCAAGGTTGGGAAAAGGGGAGTGCTCATGCTGCCTCCATGCGCTGGTCAACGACCTTGTTCAGGCGCTCGTGATAGTGGTCGAACTCAGGGAAGGTGATGCGCTGGTCGGCCATCATCGCGTTCAGCTGAAGCTGCACCAGGGCAGCGCAGCCAACCGGTGTGGCCGGATCGGAAAGAGCTTCAAGCTCCTTGTCGATCAGGATGTACGGGCTCACAGGGACTCGGCCTCGGCCAGAACCCCGTCGGCCGCCAGCGGCTCGAGCAGCTCGCGGGCGATCTCGCGCAGCTTGGCCTCTGGAATGACCTGGGCCGACGCGGCGCGAACGTCACACGGCACGCCGCTGCGCCCGACCAAGACCAGCAGGCCCAAGGCAGCAGGCCCGGCGCTGGCGTCCACGCCGCCGTCGGTGATGAAGTGGTCGATCGCCTCGGCGAAGTCCTGATGGGTGACGCCCTGGGCTTTGCGGAAGCGCCGTTGAAACGTCACGTCCTGGCGGTCCAGCAGGGTCTCGACCGCGTTGTCGACCCAGGCGCGCTGGGCCGCTTCCTCGACCGTCTCGCTCACCTGGCAGGGCAGGCGGTTGTCGAACTCGAACTGTGCTGCGTGAAGTGCTTGCATGATCGCCTCCAGGGCGTTGATGCGGCCGCATTGGTCGGGCACCAGGCGCAGTGACCAAACTGGGCGTGAAAAGCCAGCCTGGTACCCGCCAATGCGGTCGATGTGAAGGGAGATGGTGTGGGGGTGCATCGGAGCGCGCCCTGCATGACGTTTGCCGACCATTGCTATCGCGCAGGTCGACGGTACTCAAGGCGCGCTCCGATGCACCCTGCGATGGGGAGCAGGGCATCGGGCAGTTAACGTCAGGCGGACGTGGCGCTGGTTGTTCAGTGCTGCAGCGCGCCCCGGCCAAATGGCTTGAAGCAGCAGGCGCAGACTGCAACGCCAGTTTCCTGCTCCAGCTCAATGCTGCGTGCAGTGCTCCGGTAAGTGTTCGCAGCGAAGGTAAGGCCGGCGCGCTCAGCTTGATCAGCGGCCTGCAGCCACGCAGCAATCGCTGGGTGCGGGGCTGGCTTGGGCGCCAGTTCGATCTCGATCTGCATCGTCTTGCCCTCCAGGGCGGTTGATTCAGTGGATTCCCCCTGATGCGCCCCGCTTGAGGCGCACCGGGCGATCTTCTGTCTCGCCGCGACCCGCTACTGGCGTCGGTCGCTGGCTTCAATCGTTCTGTCAAAGAGCTTTTTCAGGTCGGTTCCGCTTGATGCTTTCGCCTTGCGGGGCCTGGATCGACACTTCGCTGTCGTCTGCTATCTGGCGTGTCCAGATGGTGTGAGGCTTGAGGGCCTCCCGAGGGGCTGTGTAGCGCCTCGATGGAGTGAACATTAGGCATTCCTTCTTTTGCAGTCAATAGGCATCCCTAACTTTTTTTTCAGGCTGCATGAAAAAGCCCGCACTGGGCGGGCTTGGAGAAGCGTAAATTTGACCTACTGGCCTGCAGATGTCCTCTGCTCCATGGCGCACCTGTTCAGCTTGACCATGTTGGGCGCCATGCCTGATAGGTCAACGCGCCAGGTTGGCTCGCGTCCGTCCGCCAGCGACACCATGAGCCAGCCTGTTTCACGGAGCTTGGACACGAACGCTACGGTGGCTTCCGCCGGGATAGTGGCGTCGATCACCTGGCCGGACCGGAAACCGTTGAGGGTCAGCGGATTGCCGTCTGGAAACTCTACGTCGAATTTGCCCCATGTGTTCCGTGGGTAGTCCCAGCCCTCTCGACGCAGCTTGATGTGCACCAGGTTCTGGTCGCTGTATTTCTGGACCAGCAGCATCGGGCTATCCCGGCCAACCGGGGTTACAAAGACAGAGCAAACGCTCCTCCCTTGCTTGTCGAAGTCTTTCGAGAATTCCACGACAGTCGGGCCGCGGGGCCAGCCAGCAGCTGATTCTGAAGCAGGCTGAGGGTTGGGGTGGGCTGTGGGCGAAGCCGCAGAGAAGATCCAGTAGAGGGCACCGAAGCACGCGCCCGCGACGATGAAATTCTTGAGGGCAGAGAGGGCAAGGGATCTCTGCCTTGGTCGCGCCATGGGCCTGCCGCAGCCAGGGCATGCAGCAGCAGAGTCTGATATTTCGCGATGGCAGTCAGGGCAGACAATGAGCGGCATGGGGATCCTTTCTTACGCCGGTAAAGGCCTCATTCTACCACCTACACCATGAACACCGACTTGGGCATTTTGCCGTCAACCACGGTCCCTACAACCTCCCATGTGTCGTCCACAGCCTTGGTGGGGTAGGCGCTGTTCAGTGGCTTCAGGTAAAGCTCGCCCGCATCTCGAATCAGCTGCTTGAAGGTCGCTTCGTTCGAGTCGATCATCCTGGCCACCACGAACTGCCCGGATCTGGGCTCAATGTCTGGTGCTACCAGGATGATAGTGCCCTCAGGGAAAGACGTGCCAGAGGTGGACGTCATCGAGTTGCCTGAAACGCGCAGCCAGAAAGCATCCTCGCCAGCCCATACGTCCGAGGTGTGCTGCGGGCACAGCGCTACATTTCCCATGTCGATCGCCTCCCTGGCACTGCCGGCTTGAACCCAGCTGATTTCTGGATACGAGAAAGCCCTTGTGGGCTGAAGGGTCAGCTCAACGTTAGAAGGCTCAGGCTCCTGCGAGGAGCCACGTTTCATCGGCCCTCTTCCGGTGGCAAGCCAAGTAGGCGATACGCGCAGAAAATCCGCTGCCGCAAGCAGGTTCTGCCCCTCAATGGTCTTGGTCTTGCCGGAAAGCCAGTCGTGCACGGACGGCGGCTTCACCTTGCAGGCGCGGGCTAGCGCGGCCTGCGAAACCTTGGGCGGCCCGGCCATGATTTGTCGGAGTCGTTCTTGAAGTGTGCTCATTAGGCGAGCCTAACACTGTCCATCTAAGGTATTCCTATTGACCTGTGTGAAAGGTATGCCTAATATCCCTACCTAAGATTCCAGCCGGAGATATCAGGCATGAACCCCAGCGCAATTATTGACGCCCTGGGCGGGACATTTCGCGTAGCCGAGCTGTGTGAGGTGCGCCCGCCATCGGTGAGCGATTGGAAAAAGCACGGCATTCCCCGTGCACGAATGATGTTTCTGCGCGTAGCACGCCCAGAGGTCTTCAAGGCGCTCGAAGAAGAAGCCCTGAAAGACCCTGCACGGCCAGCTTCTGGCGCAAAGAAAACAGCCGCCTAACCCACCACCCAGCAAGGAGCAGTACCCACATGAGCTTCATGGACCCCGAAACCCAGCGTCGAGACATCGCCAGGAAGGTCCGTCTCTATCCGTTGCTTGATCGGCAGCTGAGACGCGCAGCCGACAAGAGCCGACGCGAATATGCCACCTACTTGTTCGAGATGCTCGAGTGGGCGGCAGTGAACGGCGCAATCGAAGCGCTGATGCCCGACGAAGTGAAGGATATCGCGGGCTAGAGGCCCTCAGGAGGGCACGATGGAATTTTCTGAGAAGAACGTGCCGCCAGAGACCAGAGCCAAGATTCATCGCCTGATGGAAGCCCGAGGTTGGACATTCGAGGAGGCCGTGAACGAGGTCTTTATCGAAGCAGTTGCATCTGGCGGGACTGCCTTTGCTGGCAGGAGAAAGGCACCGGTTCTGGAGCTGGTGGGACTCAAGAGACCCTCTGCTGGATAGGTGAGGGCCTCAACAAGGGGCCTCTAGAGGGCCTCAACCAAATCGCAGAGACAAAAAAGCCGGGATTGCGGCCCGGCTCTCTGCAATACACAACATGTTCAGGGAATTATGCATATGCAGACCCAAAGTGTACAGGCCCTAAACCGGCCCGCGCCACAAAATGCGAACCACAATTTCGTGGCGCGCACGATGTCATCGCTCGAAATTGCCGAGCTGACCGGGAAGGCGCACAAGCACGTGCTGGCCGACATCCGTTCCATGCTCACTGACCTGGAAATTGACTGGGCCGAACTTTCGGCTCAGTACAAAGACAGCACCGGGCGTAGCCTGCCGTGCTTTAACCTCGACCGTGAGATGACCGACACCTTGCTGACCGGCTACAGCGCCAAGATGCGGCTGGCCGTCATCAAGCGCTGGCGCGAGCTGGAAGCACAGGTTGCCCTGGCGCTGCCCGACTTCACCAACCCAGTCGCCGCCGCGCGCGCCTGGGCGGACCAGGTCGAGCAGAAGCAGGAAGCCGAGAAGGCCCGCCTGCTGCTGACCGTCGAAGTCCAGGCCCAGGCCAAGAAGATCGACCACCTGGAAAACCTGTTCAAGGAGGGCATGACCGCCACCCAGTTCTGCAAGGGACTCAATGGGGTCAACGTGATGCAGGTGGGTCACTTCCTCGAGCGCCGCAACTGGCTCTACAACGAGAGCAAGTCAAGCACCCGCTGGCGCGTGGGCTCGTATGCCCGCGACCGCTACATGACCGAGTACCAACAGGAAATCACCCCGCACGGGCGCGAAGCCTTCATCAGCTACACACCCATCCTGCTGCGCAAGGGCGCCGCTCGCCTATACGAGCTGTACCTGGCCGGCGAGCTGCCCATGAAGAAGAACTGGGACGGCCTGCACACCCATGACAAAGCCGTACGGGGTGCAGCATGAACGAAGTGCACCGCTACAAGGCCGTCAAGATGCTTTCTGAAGCCGGCAATCGAATCACCTACAGCCCTCACGGGCCCGATGTGGTGATGGCCGAGGTATATGACCAGCTCAAGGCCGAGGTTCAGAGCCTGCGCAACACCTGTGCGCGTGCAAGCGCATGTATGGATCGCTGGGCAGCTGGGCATGCTTTCGACCCAGATGGGCCGGGCGGGCGAATCCGCGCGGAGCTTTTCGACGCATACCGCCCAGGTGTGCGCGATAGCTTGGCGCGCCTTGACGCGCTCATCGAAGCGGAGCGCGGCCAATGACTGATATTCCGCGCCAGTTCAAGGGCGTCTGGATCCCTGCTGAGGTCTGGCTGGACCACTCCCTGTCGATCACCGAGAAGGTGATGATGGTCGAGATCGGTAGCCTGCAAGACCCCAAGCGGGGTTGCTACGCCAGCAACAGCCATTTCGCCAGGTTCTTCGGCCTGTCGAACTCCCGTGTCTCCGAGATCATCAGTTCGCTGTCTGCCAAGGGCCTATTGCGGGTCGAGTTGATCCGCGATGGTCGCCAGGTTGTGGAGCGCCGCGTTCGCCTCACTGACCTATTCGGAAAATCGAATACCTATTCGGAAAACGCTTCGACCCTATTCGGAAAACGCGGTGACCCCTATTCGGAAAACACGCAGGGAAGTAATACACAGAGCAACAGTACATCTGAGGGTGTAGGGCGCGCCCCTGCCAAGGCAGCGTCGCCCGCTTCGCGCAAGGCACCGAAGTTCGATCCCCTGACTGCCAAGCCCTGCAACGTCAGCGAGCAGACCTGGGCGGACTGGTGCCAGCACCGCGTGGAGATCCGCAAGCCACTGACCGCCAAGACGTGCGAGCAGCAGGCCAAGGCCCTGGCCAATCACCCGGCGCCCGACGCCGTGCTCAACCTTTCCATCAGCAACGGCTGGACCGGCCTGTTCCCGGACAAGGTGCTGGCCGGTGCACAGCAGCGCTCTGGCCGTACAAACGGCCCGGACTTCGACGACACCAGCTGGGCAAACGACTTGGGTGATCTATGAGCAAGCCAAGACCAACACAAAGCGTTCAGGCGCTGATCGGCAACGTGAACGATCGTGTCCAGCTCGTTGAGAAGATGGGGAACATACCTGCGCCGGCAGCCCCGGCCCAGCCCAAGAAGCTGGACCCAGGCACTATCAACGTGGTGAACAGCTTGTTCCGCGAGCTGCAGGCCATCTTCCCTGCCTGGAAACAGGCCTGGCCGGATGATCTGGCCTTGGGCGCGGCCAAGCGCAGCTGGATGAAGGCGTTCATGGACGCGCAGATACACGACATCGACCAGATCGTTTTCGGCATCCAGCGTTGCCGTGCCCTTGGCAGCCCTTTCGCACCGAGCGCTGGCGAGTTCATCGCCATGTGCTTGCCCACAGCCGAATCGTTGGGCATCCCGAGCCACAACCTGGCATTTCGTGAGGCGCTGGTGAACCTGCACCCGAGTCGGTCTGGCGCCCGCACCTGGTCCCATGAAGCTGTGCGTCACGCCGCCCTGCAATGCGAGATGTACAACCTGGCCGACCTGCTGCCGGAGAAGGCGCGCGCCGTGTTCGACCGGGCTTATGACATCACCATCCGAGCGCTGGTCGAGGGCCGTCCACTCGAGCCGGTGCTGACCGGGATCGGCCACGACAGCCAGAAAACCGAGCTGCAGCTGGCCGAGGAGTACGGCGAGTGGCGCCTGGGCCAGGCCATGAGCCGCCAGGCGATCCCCTCCAACCCTCAAGCCTGCCGCGCGCTGCTGCTGGCCAAGTTGAATATCAAGCGCGGTCCTGTGGCCGGCAAGGAGTGCAAGTGAAAACGCACTTTGATCCCCAGCCCCAGAGCGATGAGTCGAGCGAGCAGGCTTCTTGCGGCACTTGGCTGGGCGAGGCGAGCAACCTCACTGGCGAGTGGTCCCGGGTTGACTGTCGGCGCTGCCTGGCCCGCAAGGAGAAAATCTCGGCGGCAGTGGCAGCCGAGGAAAACGCAATCGTCGAGCAAATGGGCCACATGGCCGCCTTCATGCGGGAGTGCAAGTGATGCCAGTTATTCGATCCCCGCGCGGTGCGACCCATGCTTACGCCCTTGGCTCTTACTACGAGGCTTTCTGGATGCGCGTCGGCAGGCAGGTATTCGCTTTCAACCTGTATCGCAATGAGTGGCTGCTGACCAACCACAAGCCGTCATTCCTGGCCAGCTTCAAGCCGCTGAACGTCTTTGAGATGCACCCGGACACCGCTACCTCTCGGCGCCAATTTCAGGAGCAGCACTGATGGACACCAACAAGATGCGCGACGTCAGCCGAGAGCAGTTCGAACATCACTACCTCGTCGAGCTTAGCTACGAAGAGTGCGACTTCCACATGGATGGCGATCGCTATGTCTGGCAGGCAACCGAGGACCGCTGGTACGCCTGGCAGGCCTCTCGCGCCGCCGTGGTGGTGGAGCTGCCAGACCCTAACGAGGTACACGACACCGGCGACTACTGCGCAGAAGCAATTGATGCGATCGAGGCCCAGGGCCTGAAGGTGCTGCCATGACCATCGACAAAGCAAAACTACGCGCAGCCGCCGTCGACTGGGGCCATCACCCAATGGAGATCACAGGCGATGACATGCTGGAGCTGCTCGTGGAGATCGAGCGTATCGGCGCTGACCGCAAGGCCTGCTGGGAAGAGTTCAAGGTTCAAGGGCGGCGGCTTGACCAGCTCAAGGCCGAGAACGAGGCACTACGCGATGGCGCCAATTTCCGCGCAATCCAAAGCCTGCGCGCTGACTGCGATGCGCTGCGCAAGGATGCCGAGCGGTACCGGTGGCTGAATCGTCAGCGCTCAGGTACTTGGAAAGAGGTTGCTGAGATCCCGATGAATCGTACTGACGCTTTCATCGACGCGGCCATGGCCAAGGAGTCGAGCCATGGCTGACCTAATCGCGAAACCTCGACACTTCTGGTCGTCTGGGCCGGCTCGAGTGCGGGAGGTCTGCCGCCTGGCCTATCTCTTCGCTACCGAGCTGGCTGTTGCTGGTGCCATCGAGATCATCGTGCGCCCGGTCAAGTCCCGGCGCACGCTCGAGCAGAACGCCAAGCTATGGGCCATGTTGGGCGATATAGCGCGCCAGGTGGACTGGCCGGTGAACGGGGTCATGCAGAAGCTGGACGCCGAGGACTGGAAAACGCTCATGACCGCCGCTGCCCGCCAGGAGGTGCGCATGGCTTCGGGCATCAACGGCGGTGTGGTGATGTTGGGCGTCAGTACCAAGCGCATGACCGTAGCCGAGCTGGGCGACGTGATCGAGTGCATGTATGTGTTCGGCGCCGAGCGTGGGGTGCACTGGACTGAACCGAAGGGCCGAATGCCCGAGCAATGGGAGGCCGCAGCGTGAGCCATCAATTCAAGCCAGGTGACCTGGCGCTGACCCTGGTCCCGGATGCAGTAGTCGCCCAAGGCAGCCAGGTTGAGATCGTGAAGGGAATTGCGAAGGGTGAGACGCTCTCCATCAAGGGCCGTCCTTCCTTCGTTGCGCCGACTGCTGGATGGTTCGTCACGTGCCCCAGCCTGAGCCCGAAGATGACCGCATATGGTGATGGTGAACTCATGCCGTTATCTGGAAAGTTCGAGCCAGAGCAGCTGAAAGCCAGGGAGGTCGAGCCGTGCGTGTGACCAGCAAGAAACTGCGAGACAGCGCGCGCGGCCAGGACTGCACGGTCCGCATCCCCGGCATCTGTAACTTCAACCCGGAGACGACCGTGCTGGCGCACCTGCCATGCGGCCAGAAGGGTATGGGCATGAAGGGCTTCGACACCGTGGCCGTCTACGCCTGCTCGGCCTGCCATGACGTGCTCGACGGGCGCGGCCTGGGTGAGGTGGACTGGTCGGACATGCCGCGCGCGATCGCCGAGACGCACGAAGCGCTGATCCGCGCGGGCATCCTGACTGTGAAGGGGGCGGCGTGATCACTCAGAAGCCACCGTTTCGCAACCCAGGCCCACGCAAGCGCCCGGCTGATCATGAAGGCCAGGAACAGGCCGCGCTGATCAAAGAGATCGAGCTGCGTTACCCGGCCGTGGCCAAGCTGATCTACCACGTTCCCAACGGCGGACACCGGCACAAGCTGGTGGCGATCAAGCTCAAGGCCCAGGGCGTGCGTGCGGGCGTTCCCGACCTGGTGCTGCCGATGGCGCGCGGTGGGTACTTCGGCCTGTACATCGAGTTCAAGGCCACGCCGCCGAATGACGCAGAGATCAGTCCCTCCCAGCACAGCTGCATCCAGGCGCTGAACGAGCAGGGGTACCTGGCCGTGGTGTGCCGTGGCCACTTCGAAGCGATGCAGACGCTTAGGGCTTACTTGGCGCTGGCGCCGACGCCACGGGTGGCAGCATGAAGAAGAGCCACGGGCCTGCCTTGCGCAAGGCGATGATCGAGCTGGCGCCGTGCACCTGGTGCCGGGGCGAGGGGATCACCCGTGGCGTCTTTCACGATCTGGCCTGCGACCAATGCAACGCCTCCGGCTGGGTGAATGCTGCCACAGGGGAGGCGGTACCGCTCGAGGAGCTGGTGACCCAACTGAACATGAAGCTGCGTGCCATGAGCAGGCAGCTCGAGCAAGCGACCAGGCGCCAGCCAGATGGAGCTGGCGCCGACTACCGATCGAATAACCGCCGCGGTGCCGGCGGAACGAACTACACCGGGGATTGAGGGGAAGGGCATGATCTACAGCAGCGTATCGGGTGCAGTGGTTGCTGCTCTGGCAGCAGGGGAAAAGGGGGCAGCGAAGGGGCAGGCCTGGCAGAAGCTCTACAAGTCGGCAGAGGAAGATGGGGGGTGCTTGGCTACGCTGGGCGCTCAGGCGCATGACGTAGACCGCTCGCAGGTGGACTACTGGCTGGCTGCACGCCTGCATCACCTGCTCATCCCTCGGCATTGGAACGCCTTGAAGGCGAAGTACGCCACCAGCAAGGCCAAGAAGATCCAGGGTATTTCCGCCATCACGCCCTTGATCGCCAGCCCTGCGCCGCCGCTCTTCATCTACAAGGCAGTCACCGCCTGGGCAATACCGAAACTGAAGGGCGCTCGACGAAAAGGCCCGCGATCGGTGTCGGTCGATATCCCGCTCGATGCGTCGGAATGGCGCCGCGACAGCCTGGTCAATGCAGCCATTGCTGCAGGGCACGCCGAACGAAAGAAGGTAGAAGCCATTGCCGAAGACCTGATCATTCTTCCGGACAGCTTCTACGACATGAACACATGGGACTTGGAGGCCAATTCGGAACCGACACGGTACCGCTGGCGCGCCGGGATCAAGGAAAAGCTCGACGGCATGATCAACGATGCGCTGACTGAGGTCAGGGCGATTCTCCATGCTGAAGGATTGCTGGACAGGGACGCTGCGTAATTGCTTGTTGACATTGCTGAGAGAGTGAGAGAAATTAGCGCCATCCTGTCATTCCTGCGCACGTTGAGGACTGACCAAGAAAGCACGGCCATTGTGCCGGGTTTTTTGTTGACAGAAAATTCTAGCGCCTATATATAGCGATCGCCCAGTTAGCCTATTTGAGGTGCGATAGTGATCGACTTTATTGATGACGAGCCAGAGCACGAGCTAGAACCAGAATTAGAACCAGAACCAGAACTGGAGCGCGTCTATGACGGCGACTTCGCGGTAGAGGATGATGACGAGGAGCCGGGCGACCCGTTTTATGATTCTCCGTACGATGATGACGAAGATGAAGAAGACGAGTATGAGAAAGACAATAGGGAAGGGTGGGAACACAATATTGAAAAATGGAATGATCTCTGACCTAAATCCTTGATTCTAAGAAAGCCCGGCCGTTTAGCTGGGCTTTTTCTTTTCTGAGCCCTGGCAAATGCTAGGGCTTTTTTTCTGGAGAACTCGATGGACCCGACCGACCTCGGCCCAGGCACAGCCACCTGGCTGGGCGGCACGGGCACTGTACTGCTGGGCGCTTTTCTCTGGTTGCGCAAATTCCTCTCGAAGGACGCAGCCGACCGCGCCATGGACAACGCCGACATTGGTACCGTCCGCCGTCTGAATGAACTGCTCGACTCTGAGCGCGAGGCCCGCAAACAGGCTGAAGCGCGTGCCGACCAGTTCGCCAAAGAGCGGAATGACCTGGCCGCCCTGGTTGGTCGCATGGAAGGCAAGATCGAAGCCCTCACCAGCCAGGTGGGGCAGCTCACCGAACGCGTGACACTTCAAAGCGAGGAGATCTCGCGCCTACGCGCCCAACTCGGAGGTGCCCGATAATGGATAGATGCGTATTGGAATTCATGGCCCGGCGCTGGTGGCGCCGCGTCGAGGTATGGGCAATCGCGATCCTGCTGATGGTAGGTGGTGGCTTCGGCGGTTATCAGCTGGCGCAGTGGGCGCTTGCCAAGACCTACCTGGAACAGGTGGCCGAGGTGCGCCAGGCCTACGACGCCGCGATCGAGCAGCGTGACCTGCGCTTGGATGAGCTTGCGCGCCAGACCGGTACCGCCGCCGCTAAGGCCACGAAGGCAGCGACCACTGCCTCTCAAGCAGCCGACAAAGCGGACGAAGCACTCAGTCGAGTTGCACCCTGATCAGCAGGAATCGATTCGCATAGCTTGAAAGCCAGTTTTCCAATTTATCTCAGCTGAACACGTTCTCACTTAAGGCCACGTCCCGTTTAAGGCCAATTTTTTCGCAGATATATAAGCCTGTGCCACTTAAGCTATGCGCAGGACCATTTGCAGTAAGTGACATCACAATCATTCCGCGGCCCATGAGGAAGTTCTTAGTCGACAGAAGCGGCATTGAACCATATTTAGGGGCTAATTCTTCGCCCGGGTCATAGCTTGCAGCTAACCCAAAGCCAGCTGGGAGCAAGCGCACAGGGTCGGGAAAAGCTTGATAAAGGGTAGTTAGCACTTGGATTGAAAGATCATCCAACTGTTCTGCTTGAAATTCCATTCAGTTACCGCCTCGTCCGAGGACTTTTCGTTTGAGGGTTCAAATAGGCTAGCAAGGCTAGATCGTCTAGATCTGCTCTACTCCGGCCTTCCATCTTCTCTGAAAGACGTTGCTGTAACCACCAAAAATTAGGCACCAGATCAAACCTGGGTTCGTACAAGCGAGGAACGATCGTGAGCAAGACCATTGAAATCGTTGTCAGCGGGCCAGTTGGCGCAGGCAAGTCCCATGTGCTGGCGCTGATCGAGCGCGCGCTGCGTGCCGAGTACGGTCGCGACGTGTGCATCGTATCGCCCGACCTAGATGCTGAGCGCCAGTTGGGCAACCCCGGCGCCAAGCCAGACATCAAGCATGTGGTCTTCCACCTCAGTGAAGACGGGCCGTCGCGGTTGCCGGCCCTGGCCCAGGGTGAAGCGTTTGCAGGTCTTGATCCGCTCGAGCAAGCGATTGATCAATCAGTGCGCCTTGTGGGGGAATCGGCTGGTGCTTTGGCTGAGCGGCTGAGTCGCCACCTCGATAGCCTGCTCGATATTCAGCTCGGTCGCCTTGAGCCGGTAGCGACTGAGCATATTCGCTTTGAGCACGCTGCCGTATAGCGTTGGAGGAAACCATGAGCAAAGTCAGCGCTGAGTATTACCAGATCAAAGGCATGGCCAGTGAGCTGTCGGCCGAGGAGCAGGCAGAAGTGAAGCGGGCTGAGGATCTCGTCACTGAGCTGGCTAAGTCGTCTTCGGCCGCTTCGCTTGGCGTACTCCTGGCCACGATCAAGCTGGCTCAGGAGAGCTGAGGGGCTAGGCTCCAACCCGCCTATCGCCCGCGAGCTCCACATGCGCCGACCTGACTGGCCCGCGTAACGAAATCAATATGCGTCGTTTCATGGCGCAATCACCAGAGGATCCATCATGGACAACCAGCACAAGAAGATTACCGGCTACCGCGATCTCACCCAGAGCGAGATCGACGGCATGAACTCCATTAAGGCCCTGGAGGCCGATGCAGGTGAGCTGTTCAAGCAGATCGGCCAGATCGAAGGCGTGGATCAGCGCACCTTGGCCCTGGCCAAGACCAACCTGCAGCAAGGCTTCATGTGGTTCGTGCGCTCGATCGCGAAGCCAGCTGATCCCTTCAGCTGATGGCCAGGGCGCCCTATACGCCCTGCAAGCTGTACGTGGATGGCGCCGAGGGTATCGCGGTCGGCGACTACATCACCACCGCCGCTGGGTCTGCCTACCTGGTACAGACGCTTCGTGTCAGCCGTACAAGGCCGGAGCGCAAGCACATGAATTGCCTACGTTGGCCGCTGGCTGATGTGCCCGCCGACGCCCGGCGCTTTCAACTGACCTGGTACCGGAGGTGATCATGCGTTGCTCTCAATGTCGCCTTCCGCTCGAGCAAGGCGATCGACCTCCCACTACCGAATGGCGCGGGCGCCCAGCAGGCTGGCAGGCACCACCTGCGCCGCCACCAATGCGCGGCGGCGCTATGCCGCATGCATCAGGTGTAGGCGTGACGCTGGTGGTAGCGGTGTTCGTGATGGGCGTGGTGGTTGGGACGAAGATGGCAGGAGGATGGTGATGGCCAGGCTCAAGACGATCAGTCCACGGCTCAAGGAAGGCACCGACAGCCGCATCAAGACCGTCACACCAGGCAGCTGGCGCAGTGGCAAGACCAGCTCACAGCGTGGGTACGACTACCGCTGGCAGAAGGCGCGGGAGCGATACCTCGAAGAGCATCCGCTGTGTGCCTACTGCGAGAAGATCGGTCGCACGACCGCCGCTCGCATTGTCGACCACATCGTTCCACACCGAGGAGACCGTGAACTCTTCTGGAATCAGGCGAATTGGCAGCCGCTCTGCAAGCCATGCCACGACTCGGTCAAGCAGGCCGAGGAAACCGCCGGGTTGGCGTAGGTCGAGGGCGCCAAACCACCGGGAATGCACCGGATTGGTGCGGTTTGGGTGCGGAATCGGCCGATTTCCCTCGAATTTCATCGAAAATGAGACGAATTCTCATTTATAGGGTAGGGGGGTCGAAACTTCACGATTTTTCGTTCACTAGACCGCTCCCGACCCCACGCACAGATTTTTTTCCGCCCAGGATTTTTTGTTAATGGCTTTAACACCCAAAAAGCGCGCGTTCATCGAAGCGCTTAGGGAAGGTGCGTCCAATCGAGACGCAGCCATTGCAGCCGGATGCCCCGAAAAGACGGCGTCTGCGGCCGGTTCGAGGCTCGCAAAAGACCCTGATGTGATCGCCGAATTGCACAAGCTGGAAGCGCTCGGCCTGCTCCCGCCAGTTGTTAAAAGTGTTAAAGCGGATGTTAAAGCTCCGCCTGCCAAGCCGCCCAAGCCGGCGAAGGAACCGGCGCCGGTTGACCCTGATCCTGCTGATGCTGCCGAGCCTCCAGAGGCGGAACCCGCCGGGTTCGACCTGGCGCAGGTGCTCCTGCATCGAGACCCGAAGGACTTCCTGCTGTCGGTGATGAACGACCTGGGTACCGAGCCGAAGCTGCGCGTCGATGCGGCCAAGGCACTGATGCCGTTCGTGCACCAGCGCAAGGGCGAGGGCGGCAAGAAGGAGCAGGCCAAGCAAAAGGCAGCTGAGGTCGGCGCTGGCAAGTTCGGCACGCGGCGCGGTCCGCTCAAGGCGGTGAAGTGATGGAGTGGACAACCGCATGCCCCGACTGGGAGCAGCGCATCGTTGCGCGCCAGAGTCTGATCCCCTTCGAGCCGTTGTTTCCCACCGAGGCGGCTGAGTCGCTGGACGTGTTCGGCGCACTGCGCATGGTCGATGCCACTGGCAGTCCGCTGATGTGCGAGACGGTCCGGCCCTGGGTCAATGAGTTCGTCGGCGCCATTTTCGGGGCGTATGACCCCGAGAGCGGGCGCCGGATGATCAGCGAGTTCATGCTGCTGATCAGCAAGAAGAACGGCAAATCCACGATCGCGGCCGGCATCATGCTGACCGCGCTAATTCTCAATTGGCGGACCTCAGGCGAATTCATCATCCTGGCCCCGACCAAGGAGATCGCCGACAACTCCTACGTCCCAATCCGGGACATGGTTCGAGCGGATGAGGAGCTGTCAGCGCTGCTGAAGGTGCAAGACCACATCCGCACTGTCACGCATCTGAACACCGGAGCCACGTTGAAGGTGGTCGCCGCCGACAGCGAGACGGTGTCCGGCAAGAAGGCCATCGGCGTGTTCATCGACGAGCTGTGGGTGTTCGGTAAGCGGGCCAACGCCGAGGCGATGCTGCGTGAAGCCACTGGTGGCCTGGCCTCACGCCCTGAAGGCTTCATCATCTGGGCGACCACCCAGTCCGATGCGCCACCGGCGGGGGTCTTCAAGCAGAAGCTGATGTATGCCCGCAAGGTGCGCGACGGCGAGATCCATGATCCGTCATTCCTGCCAGTGCTGTACGAGTTCCCCAAGGCGATGCTCGATGCTGGCGCACACCGGGAATTCTCCAATGCCTACGTCACCAACCCCAACCTTGGGCTGTCGGTCGACGAACCGTTCATTGAGCGCGGCTACACGCAGGCTCAGCTCGACGGCGAAGAGTCGTTCCGCGGCTTCCTGGCCAAGCACCTCAACGTCGAGATCGGCCTGGCGCTGCTCTCGGACCGATGGGCAGGTTCTGACTTCTGGGAGCAGCAGGCCTCCGAGCTGTGCCGAACGCTGGAAGACCTGATCGAGCGCTGCGAGGTGATCGACATCGGCATTGACGGCGGCGGCCTGGATGACTTGCTCGGCCTGGCGGGAGTCGGGCGCGAGCGAGGCACACGTCGCTGGCTGACCTGGACGCACGCCTGGGCGCACCCCTCGGTGCTCGAGCGGCGAAAGGCCGAAGCGCCGCGCATCCGCGACTTTGCCAAGGATGGACACCTGACCCTGGTCGAGCGCATCGGTGACGACATCGAGGAGGTGGCGCAGCTGGTGGCGCAGGTCGAGCAGGCCGGCCTGCTGGACAAGGTCGGCCTGGACCCGGCCGGCGTCGGTGCGATTCTCGATGCGCTCGAGGCTGTAGGTATCCCGCGCGAAAAGATCGACGGTATTTCACAGGGCTGGCGCCTGGGCGGGGCAATCAAGACCGCCGAGCGCAAGCTGGCCGAGGGCACGCTGCTGCACGGTGGCCAGCCGATGATGGCCTGGTGCTGCGGTAACGCCAAGGTCGAGCCGCGCGGCAACTCGATCCTCATCACCAAGCAGGCCAGCGGCTCGGCAAAAATCGACCCGCTGATGGCGCTCTTCAACGCTGTGACGCTGATGGCTCTCAATCCAGAGGGGCAGGGCGGCATGGAAAACTTCATGGCCGGCATTCGGGATCCACTGATCGCATGAACGCATTTCACTATTTCATCATCTGCGCGCTGTGCGGATTCGGCCTGGCCTGCGCGGGCGTCTGGATGCTGGCGGGCACAGGCTGGTCCCTGCTCGCGGGCTCGATCAGCCTGTTCAGCATCGCAGCGTTCATTCGCCGAGGGCTGAGCAGTGATTAAAACCCTCTCTCAAGCGCTCGGCACTGCCGCCGCCAAGCCCTCGGCAAGCATGAGCAGCTGGCTGGGCAAGAGCATTCGGTTGTCGGACGGCGGGTTCTGGAGTGCCTTTACCGGTGCCCAGTCCAGTAGCGGAAAGGCGGTCACGGTCGACAAGGCCATGCGCCTGTCGGCGGTCTGGGCCTGCGTGCGCATCATTTCCACCTCGGTCGCAGGTTTGCCGCTCAGCATCTACCGGCGCCTCCCGGACGGCGGGCGTGAGACGGCCCGAGACTTCCCGCTCTACGACGTGGTGCACAACAGCCCGAACGAGGACATGGCGGCCTTCCACTTCTGGCAGGCGGTCGTCGCTTCGATGCTGCTGTGGGGCAATGCCTACTGTGAGATTCACCGGGCCGGCGGGCGGGTCATCGCGCTGGACTTCCTGATGCCCTCGCGGGTGACCCCGGAGGCGGACGACGATGGTCGGTTGCGCTACTTCTTCCAGCCGCGCAAAGGCGCCCGCCGGGAGATCGCCCGGGACGACATGCTGCACATCCCGGCCTTCACCCTGGATGGCCGGATGGGTCTGTCGGCGATTCGCTACGGCGCCGATGTGTTTGGCTCGGCCATGTCGGCCGACGATGCGGCCAACACCACCTTCAAGAACGGGATGATGCCCACCGTCGCTTTCTCGGTGGACAAGACGCTCAACCCGACGCAGCGTGCCGATTTCCGCGACTACGTCAAGACGATCTCCGGCGCACTGAATGCGGGTAAAAGTCCCGTGCTCGAGCAGGGCGTGAAGCCCGAGATGATCGGCATCAACCCGGCCGACGCTCAACTGCTCGAATCGCGCGGGCACAGCATCGAGGAGATCTGCCGATGGTTCGGCGTGCCGCCCTGGATGGTGATGAAGACCGACAAGGGCAGCAACTGGGGCACCGGTCTTGAGCAGCAGCAGATCGCCTTCCTGACCTACTGCATCATGACCTACACGGCGCCGATCGAACAGTGCGTCAATAAGCGCTGCATGACGGCGGTGGACAGGATCAAGCACTACTCGGAATTCTCGCTGGAAGCCTTCCTACGCGCTGACAGCGCTGGTCGTGCCGCCTACCTCAGCACCATGGGCCAAAACGGCTACATGACCCGAAACGAAGGTCGGCACAAAGAGAACCTGCCCAGCATGCCCGGCGGCGACATCCTCACCGTGCAATCGAACCTGGTACCGCTTGACCAACTGGGCAAACAAAACGACAGCCAAGCCGCGCGCGCGGCGCTGATGAACTGGCTCCAAAGCAACTCCGGGGAGTAACCCATGAAACACAAGATCCAGTCTCGCGGCCTGCGCAGCGAGATGAGCCCGCGTGCGCTCGACAAATGGAACCCCGCCATCCAGGCGGCCGTGGAAAACACCTCGGAAACCATCACCATCTACGGCGTGATCGGCGAGGACTGGTACGGGGAGGGCGTGACCGTCAAACGCATCGATGCGGCGCTACGCGCGATCGGCGACCGCGAGGTGACGGTGTACATCAACTCGCCCGGCGGCGACATGTTCGAAGGCATCGCCATCTACAACCGCCTGCGCGAGCACAGCCAGAAGGTCACCACCAAGGTACTAGGCATGGCCGCCAGCGCGGCCTCGATCATCTACCTGGCCGGTACCGAACGCCAGGTGGCCAGCAGCGCTTTCCTGATGATCCACAACTGCTGGACCTTCCTCTCTGGAAATCGCCACTACCTGCGCGATGTGGCAGACGACATGCAGGAATTCGACGCTGCCATGGCCGACCTCTACGCCGAGACCAGCGGCCAGCCCGTCGAGGACATGGCTGAGCTGATGGATGACGAGACGTTCATTCGCGGCAAGCGCGCGCTGGAGCTGGGGCTGGCCACCGGTCTCCTGGCAGCGACCGAGGTGACCGAGCGCGAGACCGAGGAAACCGGCCAAGCCAATGCCCTCAAGGCCATGGACGCAGCCCTGGCCAAGGCCGGCATGCCGCGTTCCGAGCGCCGCGAACTCTTCGCCACTTTCAAGTCTGGCATGCCTCGCGCTGCCAGCGGGGACACGCCGCGCGCTGTTCCGACCGGCACGCCGAGCGCTGCCGCGCCAGACCTCTCCGCCTCACTGAGCGCGGCAACCAATCTTCTCAATTCTCTGAAAGGAAAGTGACCATGGACTTCGAAGCTCAAGTCAAAGAACTCAACTCCAGCCTGAAGGGCATTGGCGACCAGATCAAAAGCCAAGCCGAAGCCACCGAAAGGCAGATGAAGGCGTCTGGCGAAATGAACGCCGAGACCCGTGCCAAGGTGGATGAACTGCTGACCAAGCAGGGCGAGCTGCAGGCGCGCCTGGGCGAAGCCGAGCAAAAGCTGGTGAACGCTAGCCGTGGGCGTAACGAGCCCGACCGCCAGAAGTCTGCAGGTGAAATCGTTACCGCAGCCAAGGAAATGGAGGGCGTTGACTCGTCCTTCCGCGGTTCCCGACGCATCTCGGTGGCCCGCGCCGCTATCACCTCCGCGCCCGGGTCGGGGGCTGATACCGTCCCGGCAGATCGACGCTACGGGATTCAGGCAATCCCCGAGCGACGCCTGACCATTCGCGATCTGATCGCGCCGGGTCAGACCGGGAGTAACTCGGTCGAGTACGTGCAGGAAGAAGGCTTCACCAACAACGCCCGGCCAGTTGCCGAGACGACTGCCAAGCCCTATTCCGACATCAAGTTCAAACTGGAAAATGCCCCGGTTCGCACGCTGGCGCACCTGTTCAAGGCCAGCCGCCAGATTCTCGACGACGCGCCAGCGCTGAGAAGCTTCATCGACGCCCGTGGCCATTACGGCCTGAAACTCGCGGAAGAATCCCAGCTGCTGTTCGGTAACGGTACCGGAGCGAACATCGGAGGTATCGTGCCGGCCGCCCAGCTCTATGCGCCTCCTGGTGGTGTGGTAGTAGCGGGTGAGCAGCGCATCGACCGCATTCGCCTGGCCCTGCTGCAGGCAGAACTCGCCGAGTTCCCAGCAGACGGTATCGTCCTCAATCCGATCGACTGGGCCATGATCGAGTTGCTGAAGGATGCACAGGGCCGCTATCTCATCGGCCAACCACAGGGCGATACCCAGCCAACCCTGTGGCGCCGGCCTGTTGTATCCACTCAAGCCATGCCGCTCGACGACTTCCTCGTCGGGGCATTTGGCCTGGGTGCGCAGATCTTCGACCGCCAGGACGTTGAAATCCTGATCTCCACCGAGAACGACAAGGACTTCGAAAACAACATGGTCACCGTTCGCGCCGAGCAGCGCCTGGCGCTGGCCATCTACCGTGGCGAGGCCTTCGTTACCGGCCCGCTGACCGGCAGCGGTTCGTAAGCCTTCCACTTCAAAGGCGCCAGCGATGGCGCCGCACAGGAGCGATCTCATGGCCAACACCAAGAAGCAGGACAAACCCAGCCCAATACCGGAGCAGGCTGTACCAGCACCTGCTGACCAGGCGTCGAACTCGCCGCCCGACGGCAGCGACACCAGCGGTGCAGATGCGGCCCCAGGCGGCGTGGCAACCAATCTGCCCGGCGCTGACCTGGGCGCCAACGCCGCGCAGGAAGCGGGCGGCCCAACGACCGAGGTGCCGGTAGAGCTGGCGCCGGTTGCCACCTCGGCCGAGGATGCTGCAGGTGCCGCCGCGGATGTGGCAGGACTGGACGAATCCACCTCGAGCGTTCCAGTCGAGTTGAATCCGGCCACGGTCGAGGTTTACCCGCTGCGCTCGTTCATGGACGAGGGCGAGCTGCGCCGGCGCGGTGGCCCGGGCTACCTGGTACCGCGGCGTCATGCCGAAGAGCTTGAACTCCGCAAGCTGGTATCGCGCACCCCCCTGGAGGAGTGAGCCATGTCAGTGATCAGCATGGCGCTGGCCCGCGCCCACCTGCGTGATCCGGACGATGACGACGATTACCTGCAACTGCTGATCGACTCCGCTGAGCAATCGGCCATGGACTACCTCAACCGCCAGGTCTACGCCGATGCGCAGTCGTTGGCTGAGGCGATCGCAGCCGAAGTTGCCGGGGAGAAGCCCATGCTCAGCAATGCACCGTTCAAGTCGGCCTGCCTGCTGATCCTGGGCCACCTGTACGCCAACCGCGAAGACGTCGTGATCGGTACCATCGCTACCGACCTGCCCCGGGGTTCTCAGGCGCTGCTGACACCGTACCGGGTTGGGTGGGGCATATGAGGGCCGGCCCGCTTCGCCATCGTTGCCAGTTGCAGGAAGAGAAGTCCACGCCCGAGCCAGGCGGCGGAAGGCGCAAATCTTGGGCGGAGATCAAGGCCATCTGGGCAGAGATTCAGCTACCCACGGGCCGAGTCGACCCAGTCGCCAACCAGATCCAGAACGTCGTGTCTGCCGAAATCCGGGTGCGCTTTTCGCGCATCTACAAGAACGGCATGCGGCTCGTCCATGTGTCAGCTGGCGATACCTACTTGATCGAGGCTGTGTTGCCCAGCAACGAGCGAGACATGCTGCGGCTGCTTTGCTCCAACGTCATCAATCCTTGAGGAAACCATCATGAAAGTACGAGCGCTGGCCAGTCTCTCTGGCCCAATGGGCGAAAAGGCCATCGGCGAAACCTTCGACGTGAAGGCAGACGAGGGCCGAAGCCTGATCGAAAACAACCAGGTGGAAGAGGTCACCACCGCCACCAAGCCCGCCGATACGCCCAAGGCTGCAGCGGCGGCCAAGGGCGAGTGAAGTGGCGCGCCGCTCGCGCCTGACGGGCGATATCAGGCTGCGCAAGGTGCTTCGCGCCATCCACCAGACCGTCGATAACGAGGTCAGGGTGGCCATGAAGGAGGGGGCCGACAGGATCCTGGCCAGCATGAAGCAGTTTGTGCCCAAGGATACCGGCGCCGGTGCCGAGGCGCTGACGGCCTACGTGGCCCCGAGCGGGCTGGATGCGCAGATCGGCCTGCGCGGCAAGAAGGCCAACCGCCGGTTCTTCTACCTGCGCTTCATCGAGTACGGGACGAAGGGCAACTACCGGGGCCAGAAGGGTGGCCGGCGGACGCTGCAGGCCACCAACAAGACCGATGGTCGCAACTGGTTCGGCAAGTCTCCGGACATTCCCTCCATGCCAGCTCACCCCTGGCTCAGGCCAGCGCTGGACGTGAACCGCGAGGTCGTACTGGCCGATATTCGGGCAGCGGTTGGCCGCACGCTCACCAAAGCCGCCGGAGTGCGCTGACATGGCCGATCCAGCTTTTGCCCTCCAGGTCGCGCTGTATGACCGCTTGGCTGCAGGTCTGCCGTGCCCAGTGCATGACGGCGTGCCTGACAACGCGCCGTTCCCCTACGTGACCCTCGACAGCTCGGTCAGCGACGCGGCCGACTTCCTGGCCAGCCGCAAGGATCAGCGTTTTCTGTACCTGTCGGTATGGAGCCAGTACCAGGGCCAGAGGGAAGTGCACGAAATCATGGCTGCGATCGATGGCCTGCTGCACAACCAACCACTGCCGCTCACCACCGGCCACGTCGTCGGCATGCAGGTCACGCGCAAGCAGACCAGCCGCGAGCCTGACGGCCTGACCTACCAGGGCGCCGTAACGCTGCGCGTCATCACCCAACACTGATCCACCCCTGAACCCGCCGCGTCGCGGCATATCACCTGTCCCAGGAGGACTACCCATGCCTGTTACTACCGCAGCCGGCACGAAGATTTTCATCGGGCCGCGCCTGACCGCCGACTTGCCCAAGGACAGCGCTGCTGCCCTGACCCTGCTGGCCGCCATCACCTACACCGAGATCGGCGAAGTCGAGAACATCGGCGACTACGGCGACGAGGTGGGTGACGTCACCTTTGCCTCGCTCGCCGCTTCCCGAACCCGACACCTCAAAGGCCTGGCCGACGCCGGGTCTGTCGATCTGGCGATCGGCCTGCTCGACGACGATGCTGGTCAGGTGGCCCTGCAGGCCGCGCAGAAAGACCGTAGCCGCTTCGACTACCCGGTGAAGGTGCTGTACGAGAGCGGCGTTGCCGACTACTTCGGCGCGAAGGTCATGTCGTCCCGTAAACAGGTCGGCGGCGCCGAGGACGTGCTGAAGCGCGCCGTAACCCTCGGCATCAACTCCGAGATCTACGAAGCCCAACCGGCTCCATGATCCAGGCCTGAGGCGCTGCCAGACGGCGCCTCGCTCACTCGCATCCCTATTCCAAGGAAACCGCAATGTCCAAGACCAACCACGGCACCATCATCGTTGAAGCCGGTACCGACAGCTTCACCCTCAAGCCCACCCTGCGCGCCGTGCGGACGCTGGAAAACCGCTTTGGCGGCCTCCTGCCCGCCATGCAGCAGTTGGGCGCGGCCAACCTCACCGCTACGGCCTACATCATCGCCGCGGGTGCCGGTATCGACGTCAGCAAGCGCAAGGAACTGGAGGTCGTGGAAGAGGCGGTCTTCGAAGGCGGTGTCGACAAGGTCGGCGCCCAGGTCCTGCCCTTCTTGAGAGCGCTGCTCAACCCGGGCGGCAAGACCGACGCTGAACTCGAAGCCATGCAGGGAAACGACCAGAGCGATCAGGAAATGGCAGCTACGTCGACGAACTCTTCGGAATAGCGACTGGCTGGCTGGGATGGTCTGTGAGGGACGCATGGGAGACGCCCGTGATCGAGATCCTCATGGTTTGGGAGGCAAAGGCGGACTTCCTGAAGAAGACCAACCCGTTCGGGACGCCCGAGAACAAGCCTTCTAAAGCGGCTGTGGCCAAGGATCTCCGGCGCGGCCTGCGCGGTGCAGCAGCCTCTCGGCCTTCGAACAATCCATGACCCGCCCAGGCGGGTTTATTAGTGCCTGGGGGAAACATGGCAGAAGCTGACGTTCAAGGCATGCTGGTCCGTATCGAGGCCACTACCGCCCAAATGCGGCAGGAAATGGCGCGCGGCGAGAGCGTCGTGGAGAAAACCTCCAAGAACATGGACGGCAGCCTGGCGCGCGTCGACACGGCCTTTGACCGGGCCGGCACCGGCGCGCGCGGTATGCAGGGAGTCATCTCCTCGATCGTCTCGACCTTCGGTGGATTCAACCTCGCAGCTGCAGGGTCAGTGGCCGGCCTGGTTGCCTTGACGCAAAGCACGATCTCCCACGCGCAGGAGATCAAGAACCTATCGTCGGTGGCTAACACCTCCGTCGAAGACTTCCAGCGCATGGCGTTCGGCGCCAAGTCCGTAGGGGTAGAGCAGGACAAACTGGGCGACATCCTGAAGGATGTGAACGACCGGGTGGGTGAGTTCATCCAGCGCGGCGGCGGCGAGATGTCCGACTTCTTCAAGGAGATCGCACCTCGCGTCGGCGTGACGGCTGACCAGTTCAAGAACCTGTCCGGTCCGCAGGCGCTGCAGCTGTACTACGACTCCCTCCAAAAGGCCGGGCTCAACCAGCAGCAGCTGACGACCTACATGGAGCAGATGGCGGACGAGGCCACGGCGCTGATTCCCCTGCTGCGTGATAACGGCAAAGGTTTCAAGGACGCCGGTGACCAAGCCGACAAGCTCGGCTCTGTGATCTCCAAGTTCAACATCGAACGCCTGGTTGATGCTGGCCAGGCCATGCGTGAGCTGGAAGCTACCTTCTCAGGTGTAGGTCAGCAGATTGCCGTGGGCTTGCTGCCAGGCATCGAGAGCGTAACGGCCGGCCTGGCCAACTTGCGGGACACCGGCGGTGCACAGAAACTCGGCGAGACCATCGGCTTTCTGGCCGAGAACGTCGACATCCTGGCCGCTGCCCTGGGCGGCAAACTCGCCGCGGCGTTCTCCAAATACGCGATCGATGCCGTTGTCTCAGCTGGCGCCGCAGGCAAGGCGTTCATCGAGAGCACGGCAGCGATCAAGGCCTCGAGCGTTGCGCACGCCGAGGAGGCCGCCGCCGCAGCTGCGGGCAGCGCCGCGAAGCTCCGGGAAGCTGTAGCGGCCGCAGGCTCAACCAAGGCCATTGCTGCGGAAGCGGCCGCGCGCGTGGCCAACCTGAACGCAGTCCGCGAGTCGCTCGGGTATCAGGCGGTCCTGGCAGCCGGTACCCAGCAAGAGAAGCAGCTGAAGGCTTCGCTTGCGGCGATCGAGCTGGAGCTTGCTGCCGCTCGCAAGGCCGCCACCGCTGCTGCCACTGCTGAGGCTGCGGCGTCGAATGCAGCAGCAGCTGCAATGGCGCGTGACACAGCGGCCACTCAGGCGAACGCTATCGCCCAGGCCGAAGCGGCTGCGGCGAAGGGTGTGCTGGCGCGTGCAGCCACCGGCCTACTTGGCTTGCTGGGTGGGCCTGCTGGCATCGCCGCCCTGGCGATCGGTGCCGGCGTAGCCTTCCTGACCATGGGCAGCAACGCGAAAAGCGCCGGTGCTGACCTCGGTGACCTGAAACGCTCGGCTGCCGAGGTGCGCAAGGAGTTCGAGAGCCTGACCCGCGCGCAGCAGCGCAGCCGTATCGTCTCGGCCATTGAGACCCAGGAGACGGCAGCGGTCAGTGCTGACCAGGCGTTCGCTGACTTCCTGAAAACAACCCGCCAGGTGCTGGGCAGTACGGTCGGCGCCCGCATTGCCAAGGAGGCGGAAGAGGCGCGCAAGGCTGGGCAGGATCTCAGCTACACGATCGACGACTGGCGAAAGCGCTTCAATTTCCCAGAGGACGGATATCGCAGCCTTACCCGGGGCGCCGAGGCCGTTTCCACGCTTGATCAGACGACCAAGCTTGCCGCCGACCGCGTGGCGCTGCTGACCGCCGAGACGAAGGCGGACACCGCAGCGACCGAAGCCAACACGGGCCTTACGATTGAGCAGACGAAGGCTGCTGGCGATTACCAGACGGCCCTGCAGAAGCAGCTGAACACCCTGCAGGACAAGACGGCGGTCGACGCCGCCAATCGGTTCCTCACCGAACAGAAGATCGACGCCCAGAGCAAAGAGGGCAAAGAGATCCTGGCCACCGCCCAGGCCATGGATGCGCAGAAGGCGGCAGAGCAGGCTGCGACGAAGGCCAAGAGCGACGCCAACAGCGCCTCGCAGAAAGCCGCCACCTTGACCGAGAACCAGGCCAAGGCGCTGACCGATCTCAAGACGCAGGCCGACATCGCCATCAGGTCCGCCACGGGCCTGGCTGATGCCTTCCTGGCCGGTACCGACCGCACTCGGGAGTTCACGCTGCAGCAGAAGGTCGAGGAGGCCTTGCTGAAAACCAGCGCTGGCGCACGAGATGCGGTGACCAAGGCCATCCAGCAGCAGATGGCGGCCGAGGATCGGCTAGCTGTCAGCAAGCAGGCCTATAGCCTGCAGCAGGAAGCGACCGACCAGATCGACCTGGCCAAGGCCACCCTGCAGGGCGCCGACGCCCTGGCCGAGTACAACGTGCAGAAGGCTCTGAAAGTGGCGCTGGCGGGCAAGGACATTACCCAGGCTAGCGTCGAGTATGAAGCGCTGGTCAAGGCCACGCGTGCGCAGCAGGACGCTCTGGACATTGCCCGCAAGGCTACGGCGGCCGGCTCGATCCTAGACCGGCTGTATCCAGAGCAGAAACTGCTCAGGGACTACACCGAGGAGCAGAAGGCGCTGAATGCCGCTATGGCGCTGTATCCAGAAAATGCAGCCAAATACCAGGAGGCGATGGGCCGGCTGGAGCTGGAGTATCAGAGCAACCAGGCCGCAGCTACCACCTGGGGCCAGGTCACGATCGCCGCTGTCGACCGTATCGACGATGCCTTTGCCGACATGTGGAAATCCGTGCTGAGCAAGTCCGGCAACTTCATGGACACGCTCAAGAACAGCTTCAGGCAATTCCTTGCCGAGATGCTGCACCTGGCCATCACCAAGCCCATCATCGTGCAGATCGGCTCTGCGCTGGGCGTGGGCGGGCTGGCAGGTTCAGCAGCCGGAGGCGGCGGGGCTGGCGGTGGGTTAAGCGTTTCGAGCCTCTGGAATGCCGCGAGCAGCGCCTATCGCCTGGGCACCTCTGGGTTTGGCAGCGCGCTCAGCGCTGGTTGGTCGGCTGGCGAGGGTTTCCTAGGCGGCCTGCAGGGCGCCATCAGCAGTGGCTCGAGCTACATCAGCAGCGCGCTGGCCTCGCTGTTCGGCAGCGCCTCGACTGCGACGGCCTACCAGAGCGCGATTGCAACCGGGGCCAGCCAGTTCGGCGCGCAGTTCTCCATGCAGGCCGGTGCCCAGGCTAGCTGGGGCGCTGCGTCCGGAGCGGCGGCCTCCGGTACCGGGGCGGCCGCCAGTGGTGGCCTGAGCCTGGGCGGCCTGGCCTCGGCAGCCCTGCCGGCTGCTGCTGCCTTCGCAGCCTTCAAGGCCTACGAGGCCTACAAGAACGGGGTGCGTCTGGATGCCTCAGACACCCGTGGCAATGCCGCTGCCTGGGCCACGGGCTTCCAGCCGATCGCCGAGCTGAACGGCGCCATCGGCAAGCTGACCGACAAGCTCGGTATCGGCGGGGCGCTGGGCAATTTGCTCAACATTCCCGGGACCATCACCGCCATGATCGGCAGTGCGCTGTTCGGCGGCAAATGGCAGACCAAGGACACCGGCATCTCTCTCGGCGTGAACGACGGCGATTTTCTAGGCCAGCAGTTCGTGTACCAGAAGAAGAAGGGCGGCCTGTTCGGCAAGAACAAGAAGCGCACCAGGTACAGCGCGCTGGATCCCGAAGTAGAGTCCGCTCTGCAGGATACCTACGACACGACGCAAGAGTCGGTGGTCGAGCTGCTCGATCGCATCGGCGTGTCGGTGGGCGAGGGCGCCTTCGCCGGCCTGCAGATCGCCCGGCAGCAGATCTCGACCAAGGGCAAGACCAGCGAGCAGATCCAGGAGGAAATTTCCAAGATCTTCAGCGGGTTCGCCGACCAGATGGTTTCCTTCATCGACCAGGGCGTCGGCGGGTTCGGCTACAGCTATGCCGACCTGGCTGAGCGGGTCAACGTCTTCGAGAGCTTCAACAAGTCCCTCGGCCTGGTCGATGTGGCCATGCTCAAGCTGTCGCCGCACTCGATGGAACTGGCCAACGCCTTGGTCACGGCCGCCGGTGGCATGGAAGCCTACACCGAGAGCCTGAACACCTACTTCGAAGCCTTCTTCAGCGAGAGCGAGCGGGCCGACAAGACGCTGTCGGCGGTGCAAGAGCAGTTCAAGGCCATGAACGTGGCGTTGCCGGAAACACGGGAGGGATACCGCAAGGTCGTCGAGGCGCTCGATCTGACCACCGAAACGGGTCAGCAGATGTACCTGACCCTGATGGGCGCGGCAGGCGCAGCAGCGCAGGCCTACGACATCCTCGAGTCGCGCGCGGCAGCTGCTGCTGAGGCTGCATCTGCGGCTGCTGAGGCATACGCAGAGAGCCTCGGCGCCTATCTGAACGCCTTCTTCACCGACGCAGAGCGTACGGAGTCGACGCTGGCGGCGGTGCAAGAGCAGTTCAAGGCCATGAACGTGGCGTTGCCGGAAACACGGGAGGGATACCGCAAGGTCGTCGAGGCGCTCGATCTGACCACGGCCACCGGCCAGCAGATGTATAGGACGTTGATCGGTGCGGCCGGGAGCGCAGCGCAGGCCTACGATGTCCTCGAGGCGCGCGCCGCAGCCTCGGCGCAGGCAGCGCAAGAGGAGGCGGCCCGGGTGGCGGCTTTGCTCGGCAGCAACGTGACCGCGGCGATGGGCGCAGTTCAGCGGGCCGTCAACGCTCAGAAAACCGCGCTGACCGAGGCATTCAACGCGCAGACCGCCTCGCTCAACGACATGTCGCAGACGGCTCAGAAACGAGTCACCGACCTGACGTCGGTGAGCAACAGCCTAGGCAGTGCCCTCAAGTCCCTGCGCGGCGACTCTGCTGACGCCGTGAAGATGCTGCGTTCGCAGGCCCAGGCCACCCTGGCCAATGCCCTGGCGGCTTCGCGTGCGGGCAAGTCGCTGAGCAGCATCCCCGGGCTCGAGGACGCGCTGCAGGTGGCCAGCCAGAACAGCACAGCAGCCTATGCCTCCCTTGAGGCATTCAACCGCGACCAGGGGCGCACGGCCAACGTCGTCAGTCAGTTGAACGCGGCCAACGGCAAGCATCTGACGGCGGCCGAGAAAACGGTGGAGAGCCTGCAGGCGCAAATTGCGCAGGCGCAGAAGTCCTACGACTTGCAAATGGCTCAGTACGACGCGCAGCTCTCGCTTGCTCAGGCACAGGTCGATGCGCTGAACGGCGTGGACAACTCGATCGTGTCGGTGGCCGCCGCCGTTGACAGGCTGAGCTATGCCATCACCGCCTCGCTGTCGATCAAGGATGCCAACGCTGCTCGGCAAAACACCTCCGGCAACAACGTGGCGCTGCTGCGGGCCGTGTATCAGGCCGTTCTCGGCAGGGAGCTGGACGCGTCCGGACTGGCAACCTGGACGGCTGCTTTGCAGAACGGCTCTGTCACCTATGCCAACTTGATGGACACCATCGCTCGCGGCGGTGCTGCAAACGGTGAGGCCGTCAGGATTCCTGGCTATGCCTCAGGGGGCATGTTCAGTGGTGGGCTGCGCCTGGTAGGGGAGCGTGGACCGGAACTGGAGGTGACCGGGCCCAGCCGGATCTACAACGCAGGCCAGACGGCAGCGATGCTTGCAGGCGGCCAGGACGAGGCTACGGCCGCAGAGGTGCGCGAGCTGCGAGCCGAGCTCAAGTCGGCCTTGTTCGCGATCGCCAAATACACCCAGAAAGCCGCCAAGAACACCGATCTTCTACCGCAGAAACTGGAACAGGAGCTGTACCCGTGAGGATCATTGAACCAGTTACCATCACTCCGGACATGGCGGTGATGGAGGCGTTTCAGGTGGCGCCCGGCGCCGAGCCGCTGGTGGTCAAAGCAGGGCAATCCTTCCAGGTCGCCTCGCTCGTCACCAACGTCCCGGAGAACGACTATCCGGTCTGGGTCCCGACGAAGGCGTATGCGCTCGGCGAGCGCGTCATGCTCGAGCACCGTAACTACGAAGCGCACGTCGCGCATAGCAACAAAAGCCCGGCCGGGGCCGCTACCGAACCACCAACCTGGCTGGACTTGGGCCCCACCAACCGCTGGCGCCTGTTCGATGACAAGATCGGTACCGAGACCAGCAACCCGGAGAGCATCGCGCTGACCATCGCCCCGGGCCGGGCGGTGGACTCGCTAGCGTTCTTCGGACTGGACGCGGCGTCGATCTACGTGCGAGTCGTTGATCCCTATCAAGGCATCGTCTACGAGTCGAGCGTCTCACCCGTGTCCACTGACGGCATCGACGACTGGTACGACTACTTCTTCTCTCCGGTCGAGGTGAACGAAGACTTCGTGCTGCTCGATGTGCCGGTGGGCAGCTACGGCTCTATCGAGATCAGGATCGCCAAGCCCGGGGGGCTGGCCAAGGTAGGCGCGCTGATCCTGGGCAAGGCCGCCGTGCTGGGCGAGGCGCTCTATGGCACAGCGGTGGGGATCACGGACTACAGCCGCAAGGAGCGCGACGACTTCGGCAACATGGTGGTGGTCGAGCGAGACTATTCCAAGCGCGCCGACTTCGACGTGATGGTGCCCACCAGCATGGTGTCGCAGGTCCAGCGCCTGCTGGGCAAGTACCGAGCCAAGCCACTGGTGTGGATTGGTGAGGCCAGCCTGCAATCCACGATCCTCTACGGCTTCTACAAAGAATTCAACCTGGTGATCAGCGGCCCGACAGCGTCGGACTGCTCCATTTCTGTCGAAGGACTCATCTGATGGCAACACCCATTGTTACTCGGCTGCCTGAAGCCCCGAGCCGACAAAACTCGGCGGGCACCTTTGCCGCGCAGGCCGACAGCTTCATGGCGGCCTTGCCGGCATTCGGCGACCAAATCAACCAGGTGGTGGACCACGTCGGCGACCAGGTGGACGCCGTCGTTGAAATCGCACGGCAGATCACCAATAACGGTACGGTGCAGGTCGAGAAGGCGGCAGACAACGCCTCAGCTGCGGCGCAAAGCGCCCAGACGGCAGCCAGTCAATCGGCTGCGGCCAAGGGACAGGCCGATGCCAGCAGGGGGCACCGGGAAGCGGCGCAAGCGGCTGCAGCGGCAGCGCAGGCCTCGGCAGGGTTGCCGGCCACAGCTGGCAAGGCCGGTGCCCCTTTGGTGGCGCGTCCCGATGGTGGCGTCGAGTTTTCCAGCAGCCTGAGCCGTTATGACCTGAGCCTGGCGGCCAGCACGGCCTTGCTGGATCTGGCGCAGAGCCAGGTGTTCAAGATCGACGCCTCGATCAAGCGCACCCTGTCCTTTGCCAACGCTCCGGCAGGCGGGCGGGCCATGACCGTGGTGCTGCACGTCACCGGCACAGTTGAGCCCACCTGGCCACCCGACATCCTGTGGAACAACAGCCAGTTGCCGGTGATGGGCACCAACTGGACCACGATCATCCTGATCTGGGTCGGGGATGGCTGGGTGGGTTCGGTCGGAGCGCGGTCATGATCGAGGTCGCCCTGATGCTGGGCAATGTCCAGGACTCGGCCAGTGCTTGGCAGTTCATTGGCTCGACCAATCTGCTGACTACTGACAGCGCCTCGCTCACGCCAGGCCTGCCGGCTGGTATCCGAGAGGGCGATCTGCTGGTAGGCGTCATGTCGCCACGCTCCGAGCAGGCGCCGACCGAGATGCTCACGAATGGCTGGCAGCGCTGGCGGACCGGCAACCAGGATTACTTGTGCGCGGCGCGCTACGTCGCCGGGCTGGCTGCTCCCAAGTGGTACAAGGGGGCGGCGAACGGGGTGTTCACGGCCGTGCTGGCGTTTCGTACCCGGGCATGGTCGACCTTCAGCCTGGCGGCGCAGTCGGTGCCGGCCGCACCGGCCGATCTCGGGACCACGGTGCGCAACTCGCTGGTGCTGGCCATCGGCGTGACCCCGGGCACCACCCGCGACTGGCAGGTGAGCGTCGAAGGGACGTTGGCGCCCGTTACGCGCATCGAGCGTGCGCTGGCCCCTGGCATGCAGGTTTCCTCGCTCAGCGTCGACTATCCACAGCCGGTCAGGGGGTTGATGGTCGATGCCCTATCCGGCAGTGAGCGCAACCTGATCCTCACCGCCTACTGACCAAAGCAGCAACAACACACCGCCTACGGGCGGTTTTTTATGCCTGGAGAAAAGACACATGGCTTACAACAGCGCCCACACCGGGGCGGAGATTGACGCATCGGTCGAGATGCTGGCGCAGATCCAGACAGCGCGGGACGAAACCGGCAGCAATGCCGACGCCGTAAAGAAGCTTAGCGCCGAGGTCAAAACGAACGCGACTCAGGTGCAGGAGCAATCGCAGAGCGTCACGCGCAGCGCCACCCAGGTCGCCCAGCAGGCGCAGGCCGTGGCGGCAGACCGGCAGGTCACCCAAGAGGCTGCGGACCTGGCACAAGAGGCCAAGTCGGCCGTAGCAGCTGATCGCAACACCGTGCAGCAGAACGCCACCCTGGCCGAGAACAGCGCCCGTGCGGCCCAGCAAAGCCAGATCGCCGCCGGCCTTTCCGAGCAGGTGACCCAGGAGGCCAGCACCTTCATTGTCGGCGCGCGCGCGAGCGTTGCAGAATCGGCCGCACAGGTGGCAGCTGATCGAGCCAGCGTCGAACGAAACGCTTCTGCAGCAGCTGCCAGCGAGGCCAAAGCCGCGGCGGTGGTCACTGGAGGTACCGCCAGCTTTCAGCCCGAGCCTGGCAAGATGCCAATCGCTGATGGCGCCGGCACCATCCACGATGACTGGTTGAGCCGGAATGTGGCACGTACTACCCAGGTCGATGATGCCGCCAACCAGGCGAGTGAAGCGGCGCGACAGGCCTCGGAGCTGGACACTCAGCTGAACGCGGTCAAGCAGGAGGTAGGCAAGTCCACCACGCTGGCCAACTACGACGACCTGCGTGCCTACACCGGCACGGCTACCGAGGTGACCCTGACTCAGGGCGGTATCGCCGGCACCTTCCGGCGCCTGATCGGCTCAGGCAAAGGTGACAACGGCGGCACCTACATCGTCGGCGGGAACAGTACGGTCTGGGAGCGCATCTTCGATGGTATGATCCATGCCATCTGGTTTGAAGGGCAAAGCGACCTGCAGATCATCCAGCGGGTGATCGACGCGGTGCTGGCGATAGGCGGGCAGGAGGCGGTGGTCTCGCGTGAGTACGTCTGCGTGGGCGCCCTAAAGAACCGCACCAACGTGCGCTTTGTAGGCACGGGCCAGCTCTCGGGCAATGCCTCTTACCGGGTGCGGGTCATTCCGGAGTCTGCACCGACGAGTCCGCCTACCTTCCACGACCTGGAGCCTGCTCGCCACCTCAAGGCCTTCTCCAATGCCAGGGCGCCGGTCGTAGTGCTGACCGGCAGTTCGACCGGCACCTGGAACCCCAACACGGTGGACACCGGCGGCGGGGTAGCGGCGATGCTGTCGCTGCGTATCCGCCAGCTCAACCCGGAAAAGAAGATCACCTTTCATAACCGCTGCATCGGTGGCCAGACCTTCGCCAACCTCAACGACAAGCCCACGGTGTTTCCATCGTGGTACACCGATTCGCGGCGTGCCTGGATCGATTATCTGTCGGACGTCAAGCCGGACGTCATCTACATCATCATGGGCAGCAACGACAGCGGCAGTATCTCGAATGCTGCGCTGACGTCGGCAGTGGCCAAGATGAGAGGGTTTGCTAAGGTGCCGGACATGGTGTTCATCACCCAGCCCTCGGTGTGTGCCGACCCGAACGACGCCTTTGCCTCCTACGGTAGCTACGATGAGCAGGAGGGCCGAGACTTCGCGGCCGGGCTGGTGCGCTCGTTTGCGCTCTACAACGACTATGGCCTGATCGATGGCAATCGCATGGGCGGTATCGTGATGGACGGTCGGGATATCCTGGCAACGGCCATGAAGCGTCTGGCGGCGAGTGTGGCAGCGCCGAACGGCATGTATATCTGCCCGGTCGCCGCCCATGACTTCGCCATGAACCTGGCGTTTGTCGGCGATGCTGCGGCCAACAACGCAGCCTTCAGCATGTCCGAAAACCCGAACAATCCGCCGATCGTACGGGTGGGCGCGGGCGGTGGTAACGGTAGCTCTGGCGATATCGTGCAGATCCGCAAGGACTCGAATGGCTTCTTCGTGTTCCAGTGCTACTGCGGCGGCGTCAACTACCAAACCATCAACACCACCATCCCTTTCCCGGCCGGGTCGTTCAATCTTGAGGTGATCAAAAGCGGTATCTGGCTGGCGATCAGCCTGGACGGTCAGCAGGATACGACCCGCACCGCCATGAAGCTGATGACCCACGGCGGCCAGTTCTACCCCCTGACCCGCTACTACGGCCTCGATACCGGGCCCTGGTCACACGTTAACCATGTGAACTTGGGCGAGCCGCTGGCCTACCGCCCGCGGCTGACCTCGGCGCAGGCCTGGGGCGCGCCCAACCCGACTGCTGCCACTTCGCTTCCCTATGGCGGCAATGGGCTCAACCACTTTTCCTCAAAAGGATCTGCGCTGATCTACGGCCCCCTTATTGACGGAGATAACCTGCAAGGCACACAGTATGGCAGCGGTATTTATACGCCAGTACTCAGCAACTTGCAGAACCTCAGCGCGGCTGTACCGCGTGACACCCTAATGTATGTTCGGGTAAATAACTTGGTATCGGTGTCAGGTTGCATCACGTTAACGCCGTCAGCCGAGTCCGCACTCACGCAGCTACAACTGTCGATCCCGGTCGCGTCGGATTTCACCGGAGTTACGGACGCGGCTGGGCTTTGCTCGGGTGTGCAAGAACCGTTGATGACAGGAGTGATCTGGAGCGATCCGGCGGCAGACAATGTGCTTATTCAGTTCAAGTCTACAGGAAAGGTGACAGTCCAAGTGCGCATCAGTTTCACCTACCAAATTAAATAATTTCAGATTATGTTTCCCAATTCATTCAGCTCTTACCTGCGCTGGTGAAGATTATTTGCCTGTGCCATTTTGGATGCGAAGAACTGACCGTCGCTATCGAAGGAGGTTTCGATCTCTGTAGTAAGTTTGTTTTGGTTTGTTCGGTGTGTATTCAGTTGACGGGGTGTGATAAGTTTGGTTTCTTGAGGTCTGAACATGCGAAATGTAGGATGCGCGTTTATCTTTTGTTGCGAAGAAGAGAGGTGGTGATTATGTAATTAATCTAAGTGATGCAGTTAAAAAGCCCGATAAAGCGGGCTTTTTAACTGTGTCCAAGCTTTAAATGGTGCAGGGGAGGCCGTTGTTATTCATAAAGGTTCTATACTGGTCAGCTAGCAATGATCGATTTTCATCAAATTCTTTGCCGCTGAATTTAACCATGCCGCGCAGCTCGTTTAGTGTTGCCCCATATTTAACGTCGCTAGCCATGACATATGGAATTTTGCTTTTTTCGCATAGCTCTCTAATTCGAGAGTCGTAAGCAACGCATAAGGCCGGAACGCCAGCTTGAATAGCTAGCATAACTCCGTGGATTCTGGCGCCTACCACAAAGTCAAATCTTCTTAAGTATTCCATCCATGCAGGAATATTGAAGAAGGCAATAAAGTATTTTCTGATCCAATGCTCGAGCTGGGGGCCGTCTAAGTTCAGTCTCAGATAAGTTCTGAGCTTGTTTTTATATTCATTGTCAACATAGTTCATGTCTCCGCGGGCTAGGGCCACTAGCTCATCGGTAGCCTGTACTATGTAGGAGCCATTAGTGTCCTCCATTATTTTAACGAGAGAACCTTCTAACCTACTCATTGCTGCATGTGATGGATGCCCTGCAGCAATTGCTACTTTTTTGTACTGGTTTTTATACCTGGATTCAAGAATCTCGCCGAGATTCCTATCCCTGTTTATGAATAGAGTCGGACATCCTAGGGAAACTGCTTTGCCGCCAAATCCGTAATGTTCAAGAACTTGGAGTGTAAAGTCTCCCCGAACGGTGATGTTTGGGTTTTTGGAAGGAGCGTGGTCTACAATCTCTTGAACCCAGTTGAGAGTGCCCTGAGGAAGTTCAGGTATGGACTCAAAATTAGCGTGTGATTGAGCTCCAAGCCCAATAGCTACAAGCTTTGCATGAATCTTAGAGATATTATTAGCTAGCCCGCCGAGGTTAGCGTGTGAGCCTAGCTGGTTGGCGCAAGGAAGTATGCCTAAGTCGCCCATCTGATTAACTAGCCCGGGCTCAGAGCTCCAAGGAGTAGAGTTGGGGTTCATGGCGATGATTCTATTAATAGCGTAATGGAACGCTAGGTTGCCTGTGTTTAGGCCAACCTTGTTGTACAAGGTCTTTGTATCAATTGAACTCGACATGTCAATGGACTCATCGAGGCCGAAGGTGAAAATTTGAGACATTAGGTATCTTCCTTTGACGCCTGCTGACAGGCCTGTGCTCGTGCTACCTGAGGCTGTGGGCAGCTGGATCCTAATCGTACCAAATCGTTGCCCTCACAAAAACCACTACAGCATGTGCCTGCCATTAGTATTGCTTGGCGTCCCCCTTGGCTAAGAAAAGCAGCCCTTTAGACCCGCCGCGCGCGGGTTTTTCATGCCTAGAGAAATCCATGACCAAACGTGGTGTATGCAACGACAAACCCCGAGAACAACGATTGGAACCCCCGCAACGACTAGGCGAAGGGTGTAGTCAGGCCGCGCTTCGCCCGGTTCGACTCGCCCGAGAACGGCATTCGCACCCTGGGCAAGCTGCTGACCAACTACCGGGGCAAGGACGGCCTGCCCGGTGTCGGCGGCAAGGGCATCAACACCGTGCTCGAGACCATCAACCGCTGGGCGCCGAGCACAGAGAACGACACCCAGGCCCTATGGGCGTGCGGTGGCCACCCGGATCGGCGTGCACCCCACGGCGCCAATCGACATCACGAACCCGGCCACGCTGCGTGGGATGATGCTGGGCATCATCGTCCATGAGAACGGCGGCAACCCGTACTCGGCGACGGTGATCGACGAAGGCGTACGGCGGACACTGGTATGACTTGGCTGGTGCGACTGTGTTGACACTCTCTCTTGCTTGAACTTTTCTGGAGACGCCAGTCTCGATGACATAAGTGGAAAAGTCCTATGGCAGCGTCCAAGTTGCCTTGGGTACAGCAGTTGCCTACGTCCCTCACGACGTTGCTTAAAGAGCCACGCCGTGAGGGACGTGCAGTCTTGAGCGTGAGCAATATGACAAACGCTATCCTGTATGGCTATGGTCGGCAGCCCAGTTTGGCAATGCCGGCAGGCTGATGGCAATAAGTATACCTTGAGCAATATCTTCCTTGTACAGCCCGCCAAGTGCGGGCTTTCTATTGCTGAAGAGGACATAATAGATGTCTACCGATCGGAGACGTCCAAATTTATAGGTACTCTGAGTAAGTCGCGATCAAGGGTGAGTCGGCAATCCTCACCTAAGTTGAATTTTGTATAGTAAAGGTATGCGTTATTGCCGACGGTTCCAAAGTTTCTGTCAGTTGAATTGCTGTCCAAGATTGATGGATACGCTGCTGGTGATTGTGGTTGACAGTTTTTCTTTCCTGTAATTGTTATTATTTCTTTAGGATTGCTCCAGTGGATTAGATCCTTAGAGGTTGAGAAGCTAAATCTTGCATCTACCCGAGATTGAGGTGGTTTTTTGTTTATAAAATCCTCATGGCTAGCAATAAACTCTTTGGTTTTAGAATGCCATGTCAGGCTTCTGATTTTACTACTTAGGTTTTTTAGAGTAACGCAGGTTTTGCTCTTGGTATGTGAGGCATAAGGATTTGAAAGGTCTATGGAGAAGTCTCGTCCGTCCCAAAACCTCCATGAGTACTTGCTATTTATATCACTTGTTCTGGCTAGGCAGTTGCCCGCATTTTGATCTTTATATTTCGAGGTATAGAATATCGAATAGTACCATTCATCAATTTTCACAATATTAGAAGTTGTTAAAAAGCCAATGGGGCCGCTTTCCCTGTTGGAGAATTTATAATTAGACTGGGCGATTATTCTGTTCGAAGGGCTTTCGGTGTTGAATGATTTTCCTCCGTCATCAGATTGAGCCAAAATGATAGCGCTCCACCAGCATCCGAGATTTTTACCTTGAGATTCATCACAGTTTTTGAACCATCTGCCATGGTAGTCAGAGCTTGCTAAAGATATGACCTTGTTGCCGTTATCCTCGCTGTAAAAAGTTTGGAGCCAGACTCTTGCATCGTATAGTTGAGGTCGAGAATCCATTTTGGCTTCGAATCGTATTTCGCATGATTGTTTAACGCTGTCCAATGAGTTGCCAGTCATAGATCTGTTTATATAGTGGGTTGCGTATAAGTTCACGGTTCCATCCGCAGATTTGAACGCTCTTGCTGGGGAGTCTGGAATATTATCATCACTACACCTGTCAGTTTTCCAGTTAAATACTACCTGGGTTTTGCTTAATTCTGGGGTTATAGTTAATTTGGAGTCGACAGGACTTGCATTTGCTAGCGCGCTTAAGCTTGTTAATACATAGAAAGCTCCAACTGTTTTTAATGTTATATGTATTGGTCTTGAGGTGATTTTCGCCATAATTGTTTTTCCCTTGTATATATCCATAACTAATTTCACTCAAGCACGGCTTTGATTGCAGTTCAGCCATCGAGTTTCGTTTCGCTGTAGTAAAAATCACAAGGCGATCCGACAGTTCCGATTTGTCCCAATTTCCAAGTCTGCCTACGAGCGGGCTTTTTCATACCTGGAGAAAACCCATGACCGCACGCGGTGTACGCAACAACAACCCCGGCAACATCGATTTCAACCCACGCAACGCCTGGGTCGGCCAGCTGGGCCTGGAGGAGGGTGTGACCAAGCCGCGCTTCGCCCGGTTCGACTCACCCGAGAACGGCATCCGCGCCCTGGGCAAGCTGCTGATCAACTACCGGGGCAAGGACGGCATGCCCGGTGTCGGCGGCAAGGGCATCGACACCGTGCTCGAGACCATCAACCGCTGGGCGCCGAGCACCGAAAACGACACCCAGGCCTATGCGCGCGCGGTGGCCACCCGGATCGGCGTGCACCCCACGGCGTCGATCGACATCAAGAACCCGGCCACCCTGCGCGGGATGGTGCTGGGCATCATCGTCCATGAGAACGGCGGCAACCCGTACTCGGCGGCGGTGATCGACGAAGGCGTGCGACGGGCGCTGGCATGAGCTGGCCGGTGCGGCTGGGCCTGCTGACCCTGGTGCTGGCTTCGTACTGGGGCGCCTACCAGCACGGCCGATCGGTAGAGCGCAGCCAAGCCCTGGCCGCATCGGCGCAGCGTGACAGCGGCGATCGGCTGGCCGAGGCCCTGGGCCAGCGCGATGCCCGCGAGGAAGAACAACGACGCGCCCAGGCGCAGGAGGAGGCGAGAGCCCATGCACACGAACAACACCAGGTGGCTGACGCTGGCGCTGCTGGCGCCGATGCTGCTGGCCAGCGGCTGCAGCACGACGCCGCCCAGCTCGCCGCCACCGTCAGTTGCCCCGGCCCGGATCCCGCCGCTGTCGCCCGAGGCCAGGCAGCCACCCGCGCCGCTATGGTGCTCTCCGACCTGCTCGCACGGGCTGATGTTCGAGCGGGGGAGCTGGCGAAAGCGTATGACCGGGCCCGAATAGCAGGGGAGCAATGCGCACGGGAGTACGACGAGTTACGAAATGTCGTTCGCCCAGGAGCGTGATCTGGTCCACAATGTGGCATTCCATCCCAGTTTGAGCCTTGCCGCCAGCCATGTCAGACAACGATCAGACCGAACTGGATGGATCTTTGCCGTCCAGAACGAAAATCGACTGGAACGCAGCCATCACCCGCGCTGTGAATGCAATGGACAAGTACCACTATGCAAAAGACTTCGGTACCTCTGACGCGGTACTGAGCGTACTGCGGGCCGAGGTCGAGCAGGCTTTGGAAACTCTCAACATTGCGCGCTCCAGCAAGGAATAAGACAGCTACGCTCTGGAGTAAACTGCCCTCTGCCTTTGGACCTGACCTGTGATATGAAGAAAACACTTGATGGAGTGGTACAAGCGGGTGATGAGCTGATCCTTGGCGCGATCACCGCTATACGCGAGGTGAGGCTGGCAGAAGCGTCAGGCGCATCGCATGAAGAGGTAGCGCGCTTGCAGCTATTGGCTGATTCCGCCTATGAAGCTGTGATCGGCTACCAGGAGCGAGCGTTGGGTCTGTGCATAGATACAGTTCACTGATCGCGAGCGGTTCTTTCTGCACACTGCCGCAGCAACTTCACCATTTGATCGATCGACCAGGGCTTGGCGATGAAAGCGGCACAAGGCGGCAGGGGTTCTGCAAAGTGAGGGCTACCTCCGCTTGTGACGATGACCGAAAGGCCGGATCTCTGCTCGTGAGCCGCCCACGCTAAGTCCCAGCCGTCAGAAATGCCTGGTGTGCATACGTCTGTAACGATGACGTCCCAACGCCTTCTGGACAGTAGCCCTATCCCTTCGTGAGCTGTCTCCACAGCCGTCACGCTCGCGCCTGTCTCTTCTACAATCGATGAAAGAAGCTCACGTAGCATGGGCTCATCCTCGACAATCAATACCTGCTTGCCATTCATGGCTGGCTGCCCTCTATGCGATGAGCGGTAGAGACAGCTACCCCTGGATGGTTGCTGTTTGCAGACGAGCGGGTATGTTTGTACAGCTTTTGACGAAGATTAATACATTTGTACAATGATGGCTCAATGGCCAGCACTACTGAGATTTAGTTGAGGCAGGGTCTATGAAACCAGATGATCGAATCATGCCGGACCATCCATTGTACCTCCAGGCCAGGGACGCCCATCGGGACTACCTGGAGGCGAAGGAGCGTGGAGAGCCAGCGGCAACGGTCGACCGACTGCGCCTGATCTATGAGGCGCAGATGAAGGCTGCGACCGACTATCATCTGCATGCGGGCACAACCACGATGCAGGTACAATGACCCGCCATCATTCGTCTAGCTGAGGCCTAATCCGGGCGCAGCGCCAACGAAATAGTACACCGATTAGTACACTGCCTAAGCTTAAACGAAGAAAAGCCCAGTAAACACTGGGCTTTTCTGTCTGGATCTGGTGCCCCGAGCCGGACTCGAACCGGCACACCTTGCGGCGGCGCATTTTAAGTGCGATGTGTCTACCAATTTCACCATCGGGGCGCGATGTGAAGCGGCCAATTAGACACGGAAAGGCCGCGCAAATCAATAGCTTAAGCCGAGCCCTCGGCCTGCGCCTCCGTGCTGCCGAGCCCGGGCGTCATGGCGTCGGCGATGCCGCGCAGCTCGTTCACCGAGGCCTGCAGGTCGTGGATCTGTCGGTTCACCAGCGCCACGTCCGCCTGCTGCGAGCCACGGCTCAGGTAGGCGGCATGACCTTGCAGTGCCTTGGAGATGGCTTCGAGTTCGCCAGCGGTGCGTCTGAGGTCTTCTTGCAGGCTCTGCGTACGGCGGGGTGCGGACAT